TCATCCTTGTCAATCACCCCTTCTTGCTCGCCGATACGGCACAAAGCACGGATTTCCTGCTCGGAAGTGATGGTGGAAACCCGACCACGGGTGAAGATGGCTGTGATCTGTGCAATCGACCATACAACCGGTGTGAGTGCCCATGAGATCCATGACAACGGCCTTGCAGTCGCATACATGATCGCTTGGCAAAAGCGTTCCCCAACTGTCTTAGGAATGATCTCTGACAGAACAATGACGGCGGCTGTCAGGACAAATGGGAACCACGCCTGCGCACTATGGCTCAGCCTCGTGGCTGCTAAAGAAGCCACGAGGTAAGTGCCCACAATGTTCGCCATGTTGTTGAAGATGACGATGACGGAGACAGGTCGTGCGGGATTTTCCCTTATTGTTTGAACAATCCGCCCGTTTTGGCTCTTCTCGCCCATCTGGCGAGCTTTGGTGATTGGTAAAGAAAACAGTGCCGCTTCCGTCATAGAGCAGATGGCACTACAAACGAGCAAGAGGGCTATTGCCCCCAATAGTTCTAACATAACCTTTCCTTGAATTTTGTTTCACAAAGTGTGTCCACGCCCTCAATCTTAAACCAAGAGGCGTTGTGGTGTAAAGCTCATTCTTCGCACTTGTCACCACAGCAGCAGCCACCTTCATCTTCGATGATGGCAATCACATTGTGAATTTCAAGAAGTGCCCGAACCCGGCCCTTGGTTGCCCGAGGATCTTCGACAGGGGTTCCGTTGCCCGTCCAATAGATTCGCTGGCCGACTTCGAGGCCAGAGTGCGGGGACACATTCGGTCCCAATTCCACAATGTAGGCTTGCGGAGCACCATCCAACTTGGAATCGTCTCTCACATAAAGATTCGTTCCCAGCATTTCGTCTGCTTTCAGACATTCAACCAAGATCTTCGAAGCTGCCGGATGGACAGCGGTAATTTTTGGCACGACCTTCAGAGTTGACCCCTCTGGCGTGATGATGGTTGGCTTATTCATGTGCGTTCCTTTCTGATTCTGGGCCTGACGCCATATATAATAACGTCGGCTACTCTAATATAGTGCTGCTCGAAGCGGATTCAGGAGAAAAAGAAATGCCCTATTTTCAGAACCTTTTTACAGTGGATTTCGAAGGTAACTGGTTGCTTGCAGACAGGCACCACATTCCAAAGTTTGTATGCCCGCACAATGCAGGGCGTGGCGACGAAATTGTAGTCGCATGGAACGAAGGGCCTTATGACTTGTCTGGAACAGATTCGGACGGCACAAACAGCACCGATACGCTGGAAATTGTGTTCGCCATGAACGATTCTAAGAATTGGGCCACAGTTGCCGTGAACGTCGCCGCAGGTGCAGTTTCTTCTGCCGCTGTGACTTCTGAGGAAATTGTGACTGCCTTGAACAACGATGCCACCTTTGCCAGTTGGTTCTTGGCGATTCTTGGCCCCAATGGAGAGGCCAATGACACACGACGTGTCACGATTCGACAGAAGAAGCCGATCACCAACTTCCGCTTCTACATCAACAATGGCAGAGCAGAAGAAGTTCTGAGATTCAACGCACGGGCCGGTATTGCAGAATTGCCATCGTACTTTTCACGACACACAATGGATAACCGCTTCCTTTTCGATGATAGCCAGAACATGTTGATCGAGTTGGATGCCACAGGTGGCGTTGATGGGGCAATCATCAATAATGCCGTCAACTTCAAGGGTGTGTCCCTTGATTACACCTCGGCTTCTGTAAGTGCCGATTGGGAATTGCTCCGAGGACGATCTGGTCTCTTCGACTTCACCAGCGATGACGGTTCGTCGAGCCCAAATACCAAGATCGTGTACCCGGCTGGAGCACAGGCTGGCGATCTCGCCAAGAAGATCATCACCAGTGGCGGGAACACCTACGTTATTCCGTACACACTGCAATCTGGCGACCTGATTACCCCTCCGTAATCCTGTTGCTTTTTGACGAACCTTGCGATACCATTCGTGTCCTGTATCGCAAGGAGGCGTCATGCAGATTTTCAACGTGCGGTTCGGGCTGGCGACCAATTCTTCTTCCAGCCATTCTCTGATTTTCCTCAATGAAGGAGTTCAACCGGAGGACTACCATGCAGACGGTGAGTTCGGTTGGGGACACTTCACTGCGACCAGCGAAACTGCCAAGTTGCGATATTTGGCCGTCCTGCTTCGAGATCGCCTGAGTTGGGAGCTTCCCGACCATATTGCCCAGCTTGTCATTCGTGACTGGGTAGGCGACATTGAGCGAGATGCAGATGACTACATCGATCATCAGTCGCACTACTTCTTGCCGTCAGAATTCGGCACCAATCTGCCCGACAAGCAGTTCTTCGAGGCGATGAAGGAATACTTCCTTCAGCCCCGATTGGCGATTCTTGGTGGCAATGACAACACCGAGTACAGCCATCCGTTGTTGAATGGTGACGGATTCAATCTGCCTGTGCCGCAGGACTGCGGCTATCGTAACAAGTTCACTTGCCGCTACGATGAGCAGTACAATTTTTGGACTATCTTCGAGGAGGAAACTGGAACAAAGGTCCGATTCCGCTTCTCACACGAACCAAAGGATATGGTTCCAGAGAAGGCCACAGCCCCAGAGTTGGTTGACATCAAGATCACCAATTTCTGCCCCTTCGCCTGCGACTTCTGTTACCAGTCGTCTACCCTAAAAGGCTTGCACGCCGACATGGGTTACGAGTTGTATGATGTCCTGAAGGAACTCAAGGTCTTCGAAGTGGCTTTGGGTGGCGGCGAGCCTACGTTGCACCCGAGCTTCGTGAATATCCTTTCGAGCTTCCGGGATCACGGCATTGTGCCCAACTTCACCACGAGAAACCTTGGTTGGCTCAGAAAGCCGAAGCTGGCTGCCGACATCATGGAGAAGTGCGGAGCATTTGCTTTCTCGGCGGGGAATGAGAAGGAGATTCAGGAACTTCGAACTTTAGTGGATCACAACGAGATCTCTCACAATCGAGTCAACATCCATTTTGTGATGGGGACGATTGACAGCAAATACACGTTCAACCGGTTGTTGAAGCAATGTCACGACTGCGGTTTTCGTGCAACACTGCTGGGATACAAGCCAGTTGGGTTCGGGGAGAACTTCAACCCCGCAAGTTACAACTGGTGGTTGAACGAGGTTAAGGAACTCAAAGAGGATCATCGCTGCCCCAACATTGCGGTGGACACCGTGCTGGCGGCTCAGTACGAGCAAGAGATTTTGGCGGCAGATGTTCCAAGCTACCTGTTCAGCACCAAAGATGGCAACTTCTCGTGCTACATTGACATGGTAGAGCAGAAGGTTGGGCCGTCTTCATACTGCGACCCATCAGAGATGATTCCGTTGGAGCAGGAGATTCCTGAAGATCAACGTGAGGGATGGCGTCGGTATCGAGAGATGAGTGATGTCATCAAGGACGCTTTCGCATCTTTTTGAGGAAGCGTTTCTTTCCCAAGAACAATTTGTTCGCAAGCTCAGAGTCGGGTACTGGCCTCGAAAGCCACCCGGCTCTTTTTAATCCATTCTCATCAGGGTCGGTCTGGTTCCCAAGCTCCCCCGCCCCTGCGGCTGCGTCTTCATTTTGTAGCCATTCTTTGAACCTCATACTCTATCTATGTGTGAGCACGCAAAAGGGTGAAAGTTATATGCGTGCGAGGTAACAGCATGGGATATTACGAAGATCTCGGTATCCCCAGAACTGCAACAGACGAAGACATCAGAAAAGCCTACCGGAAACTCGCTCGGGAACATCATCCCGACATGAATCCCGGCAATGCCAAGGAAGCGGCAGAAAAGTTCAAGATCGTTGCAGCAGCCTATGAGGTTCTGGGCGATGCCGTCAAAAAATCTGAATACGACATGAAGGGCTATGTGGGCCGACGACGGCCTGCATCTCCACAGCCCTCTCCTACACCGCCACCGAAGAAGAAGCCGAAAACCAAAGAAGACTTCGAGGAAGAGCGGAAGAAGGAAGATCGCAAACACGGACGATATCCCAAGGAACCCCAAGATGTTCAATGTACGTTCTTTGGTGGGCCGGGTGCAGGTCGATCCATCCTTGTACATCTCAAATTGACGCCGCAGGAAATGAAGAACGGCTGCAAGAAAAGCGTCACGATCAAGAAGCGAGACTTCTGCAACACTTGCGGCGGTGATGCCAAGGGATATTTCGTCTGCACGAAGTGTCGGGGCAAGTTTCCCTACAAGGATGTCTGTGGTTACTGCAACGGCGAGGGCGAAAAATTCATGGCTTGCCCAGACTGCAATGGCACGGGATTCGGTTCATGGATGGTTGAAGAAGTTGAATTCCGGGTCTCTCCCGGTGCTCAACCCGGTCATCAAGTCAACATCATGGGCGTCGGTGAATGTGCTCCACGAAAACCTCCCGGCAACCTGAGAGTGGTTTTGATTTGAGGGTGCTTTAAGTTTTCGAAAAAAACATTTTTGACGCAAGTTGTTTTGAGGCATGAGGTTGCGTTGAGGTATGCGACTTCAAGGGGACAAATGACGTTCAGTTTCAGTGATCTCTGACTTTACGTCCCAAAAATTGTGCCGTAAGATAACAAGCGAATCGATGACCTGCGTTGGTCGTCAGCTTACCTGAAAGGAGATTTGGGGAGAGACCTTGTGGCCGTCAAAACAACGTCAACAGACAAGGAGTGTCGTCGTTATTTTCGACGCCTTCAAAAAGTGTTCGACAGGGAGTGTGAAAAGCGAGGGGTTGAGTTCAAGATTGACCTGTCCGCTTATCTGGAGATGAGTCGTTATCCAGAGCGACTCAAGACTTACCTCTTCGAAGGTGACGGCTGGATTTACGACGAAACAATCATCGCTTCCATCGAGATGTCCGAACGAGTCCTGCGTGGCAAAAATGTCGGCTTGATCGGCCTCGTTCAAACCGCAAAAACCGCCGTTCAGGTGGTTGGCGGAATTGTCTCTGCCCTCGCCTACTATCTCAGAGACGGGCGACCAACGTGGCCTCTTTATCTCACTGTGGTCGGGCAAGCCTATGTTGGTCAGTTCTCGTCGAAACTCAGAGAGATGCTGGGGTGTTTCGACAAGGCCGTCATCTGTCATCGCAGTGGAAGCAAATGCGAAATCGGTGAGTATTTGGAGTTCCTCGTCGATTTCCGAGAAGATGCCGTCAATGCTCACATCCGCAGCCTGCGAAAAGAAATCTCCAGTGCCTCTTTCCGAAAACTGAAAAGGGCATATCGTGAGGAGTTGTCTGCGGACAAGACTTGTCCAGTCCTGCCAATCAGCCGAAAGTATGTCGAGTTCTTTCGTGCCATCTTCAATGGTGTCCGTGATATCGAAGGTCGGTTGTTGCTGATTCGAGATGAATGTCACGCCGCTTCATCCAAGAACTCCGTCAACGACAAAATCTTCGGCGACAAAATGGTCGTCAAGAAAAACAAAGATGACATGTCTGAGGCCGAGTTCTACGATCTGCTGAACGCAGATGACGAGCCGTTTCAGATTGTCATGACTTCTGCCACCAATTGGGCAGCACTCCACTTGGATATCGTGACCATTCCGGTTGGCCCCGATTATTGCGGACTTGATTTCGCAATGTTGGGGTTGGATGAAAATGGGGATGACATCTGGACCACAATTGCCACAGGAGCCAACTCCAAAGGGACTCGACTGCCCAAAATCGACTCTTTTGAGTCCATCGGGAAGTTGGTCGGATATCCGACATTTCGTTGGTTGCGACCAAGTTGGTATGACGATGCTGGATCTTTTGCAAAGGCACGGGATCGAATCTCTGACTTGTATGAAAACTTCGACTCATGGGATGATTACCGGGAGGAAATGCAACAGGGTCTCGCTGCGGTGCTCAATTACTGCTACACCGAAAACCCGCAGAATGGGAATGGTGTGCTGGTTCGCTTCAAGAGCGACAACATCTGCACCGACGCCTTGATCAAGGATATTCGTCCTTATCTCCATGAGGATCTTCGAAGAAAAATCGTCAAGGGATACGACTGTGAATACGACACCGTGTCCGAGTTGCTTCAAGACAATCACATCGACCATGAAAAAGATTTTTACATTGTGTTCGTGACGGCCAAAGGTCGCATGTCGGACACCTATCCGGTCTCTTGCACTTATGGCCTCGACTGTTGTTTTTCGACCGACACGCTCACAGCTTTGCTGCAAGGCGTTTTGGGGAGAATGAGCGGATACCACAAAAACCCGATGGTCATTCTGTCCGAAGCCAACGTGAAGATGGTCACAGATTTCATCGAAGGCCGTTACAAACCACACGGAAAGTTGTCGAAAGACGCAAAAAAGAATTCCCGTCGAGCCTATCGCTTTGATCGTCGCTCCACCAATCATATCAAATTCATGTCCGATCTGTTTAGCGATCTCCAGAACTGGGTTGAAACACTTCAATCCAGAGATCAGCCAGTCAGAAAAGACGGCAAGATCGTCGGTCATGTGAAGACCATCGAGGCAGGCCCAGACTCCACTGGCTTCTGGGAAGCATTGATGCCGTACTTTGAGAGGATGAATAGTGACCTCCCCAAGATTGTCTCTGGGGCCACGTCCAAGGATCGCTTGTTGGGGCCGCAGGAGTGTGCGCCGAGAGGAATTCAATATCGCCTCAATGCAAATGGATGGCCCGTCGCCACGGTGAGAACGGAAGGCAAAGGTCTGAGTACCAAATTCGGTGGTCGTGGTGGCGAGAAAGAGTACATGGTTGTGCTCAGAATCACAGAGCGATACAGACAGCCCTTCATCCTTGGCTTCGACTTGCTCAAAGTCACTGATGGGGATGGAATCCAAACCAACGAAAGCGTATCGAGCAAAATCCGATGAAGGTCAAAAAATACAATAACCGCACCAAGGACTACTATCGAAAACTCAGTGTTTCGATGGATGGTCAATATCGCCGGATCATCGATCTGTGTGGCAGCCAAGCGATCTCGATCAAGCGATTGATGGAGTGGGGTTTGATTGATGCACGATGCGACGTGACTGTGATCGAGAAGGTCACGTCGCATCTGGAAAAAATCAAATCGCATCTCAAGGGTCTCGGCCTGAAAAAGCTCTCTTATCACAAGGGGATGGTAGAGACCTGTCCGACCGATGGCGAATATGATTGGGTCAACCTCGACACAACATCCAGCTATACCCCTCGACTCAGCAGTTGGCTGGAGAATCTGAATGTGTCTGAGGGTGGCGAAGTGAATGTTTGGTTGACCAACTATCGTTCCAATCAGCAGGTCATGGAGAGTCTCTCACGGACATTTTCCTCGAAACCGGGCCGACAGGTCATCCATCAACTGATGAGGGACTGCTGGGACGGGAGGCATGAATTGCTGGATCTGGTCCCATCCAATAAAAGACATGAGGCATCTGTGACTTTGGCTGCCATCGCAACATCGTTTCCGAGATTCAGGTTCGATGTTGCTCCGGTCCAAACTTACATCCAGCATGTCAACAGGATGTATTTGTTTCGGTTGACCAACTTTCGGGAGAGGCCATCCCCCTTCCCCAGATTAGGCGAAATTTGGATTGATGAGGAGTATGAGGGCGAGCATTATGCGGCAAACTCGGCCCCGTTGGTTGGAGAGGCCACGCCGATCCACGAACTGTTGATTTTTGTGGCGAACGCATCATCGCACCGCCACTATCTGATTCGCAGAATGAGGCAGCATATTTCCGAGAACACTCAAGCCGGAAAGAATGCGACCATGACCAAGGCTGGGTGGAAATCCCACATCAGCAAGATTGTTTCTGATGAGGCCACGAGGCTTCGCTGTCACGAGTTGATTGATCAAGCATGAGGAGAACCGAAATGAGCGTTTCTGTTTCTGAGGCCATTTTCAAGGCCAAGACGCCGGGACAAAAAGCGGCAGCAACCAAAAGGTTGAATGCCTATGTCGCCGAACAAGTCGCCGAAGGAAAAGAAGAGAAGTGGGTGCGTGCAGGAGTCGCCGCAGCAGTCACTCGACTGAGAAAAGCGGGCTGAATTCCCAATCGGCCACATCTCTAAGAAAGCCTGAGCGAAAGCTCAGGCTTTCTTTATCCACAAGCATTCTTGCATTGTTTCTTTTGTTGGCTTTTGAGATGAGTGATTGGCGGTTTCTTTGATGATCGCAGTCCACCCCGAATACAGCTTTTCGTAAAGCTCAGAAGGGTATCCGCTCAGAACAACGCTTCCCTTGATCTCACGACAAAGTTCTGCCAGTTTGATGTGGTCTTCCTCGGATGACTCGTGCCAATACATGTTGGTTGAAAATCTGGTGGAGTGAAGATACGGTGGGTCTAAGTAGAACAGTGTGTCTTCACTGTCATATCTTTCTATCACATCGAGTGCGTTTTCGTTGAGAATCTCGACGCCTTGAAGCCTAGCCGACAGCCATTCCAAATTTTGTAATGAGCTATTCCAGCAATGAACTTCTGCTGGGCCGGTACTGTATGTCCTGTTGGACCAACAAAAAGTTCCACATGTGCCGCTTCTCGACATCCGGCGAGTCACATAGGCAGCAACCGCTTTGTCAAGATCGCTCAGTTTTTGGTACTTTTCTTCCGACAGGTACAATTCTCGATAGAACTTATATTCCTGTTCGCAGTATTGAATGCCTCTGAGTGCTTCGATGAGTCCGTCTGGGTTATCTCTAGCAACTCTCATCAAGTTGACAATGGTGTGCTCAATGTCGTTGTAAACTTCCTTGTCTGACCTATTTTTGTTGACAAGAACGGATGCGGCTCCTCCAAATGGTTCACAGTAAATCTTGTGATTTGGAAGATGTTCCAAAATCCATTTGAAGAGTCTCCCCTTTCCACCATGGTACTTAACGATTGGCCTGATGTTCATGCAATAAAAGAGTTCCGGCCATAAAAAAAACAATCCACTGCCGGGTGAAGCAGTGGATTGCTAGGTAACAGTGAGTCGGAAGTCCGAGGACATCCTCATCAACTAGGGTAGTTTAGTGTGTTGGCTGCAATTAAGGTGCCAGTCCCTTCTTGATGATGCTGTAGGTCACGACATCAGATGCAGCACCCTTCAGCGTGACAGTTGTGCTCGTGGCGTCCATAGCCAGAGAAGCCGCAACGGCAGCGGGGGTTGTTGTGTCTGTGTGAGTCGCAGTGACGATATAATCGCCGACCACACCACCAAGATTTGGGAAGACGATACTTGCATCGCCCGAGCCGTCCAGAGTTGCGTCGTCAGCGACAACAACACGAGGACCGATCAGGTGTCCAACGCCCAATGTCATGTGTACTGAGCCCTTATTTTTGCCGTCAGCGGCACCGAGGCCCACACCTGTAACTGAACTTGCTCCCATGTCTTCTCTCCTTGGTTTGAACTAGAAGGTTAATGTCAATGATAGGTATCCCGCCCAATCTGTTCTTTCTCAGAACTGGTGCCTGAAAAAGCGTAAATCAAACATACATAAGGTATGCTATACAATTTCGAGCATCAGGTATTGGTTGGAACCATTTTGGGCGGTTCCTCTTTGGTGAAACCACCAAAGGGCAAGAACTACTACTTGTCCATGCGTAGCAAGAACGAGTTGTGGCTGAAATACAAGATGGCAGAAATGCCCAATTTCTTTAAGAACCCCAAGATACACCAGTATGGAAGCACAAACCGCTGCAACTCTTCATGTTGCGGCACGCTTACTGAGATTCATGACATTTTGTATCAAGGAAGCAAGCGGCACGTCTCAATGGAGATTCTGGATAGCTTGCAGGACATCGCTCTGGCTGTATGGTTTCTGGATGGGGGCAGCAAGACGGGACGTGATCGAAAGAACGCCTACATCAATACCACGAAGTTCGGGGAGGCTGGTACAAAAATTGTATTGAGGTATTTCAACGAGATCGGGATGCCGTGCAACCTGAACCGAGATGGAAGTCGGCTCAAAGTGCTTTTCACAGTCGAAGGAACATTGGAATTTTTCAAGGTGACTGCACACCGTTTCCCGACATTCATGTACAATCGCCTTTAGGCGCATGAAAAAAGCCCGGCTTTTACACCGGGCTTTCCTTCTTTGGTTAGTCGTTGTTGATGATCTTCGATTGACTCTTGACCCAAGCCTGAAACGCTTTCATTGTGTTTTCATCAAGAGGAGGCATTGTCTCCTCGGCTACAGGTTCTTCTGCCACTGGTTCCTCGACAACGGGTTCTGCCACTGGTTCTTCAACCACTGGCTCTTCGATGACGGGTTCCTCGACCGCTGGTTCCTCGACAACGGGTTCTGCCACTGGTTCTTCAACCACTGGCTCTTCGATGACGGGTTCTTCCACCACAGGCTCGACGACAGGTTCTTCTTCGACGACGGGCTCTTCCACCACGGGTTCTTCAACCACTGGTTCCTCGACGATTGGTTCCTCGACAACAGGCTCAACCACTGGTTCTTCAACCACTGGCTCCTCGATGACGGGTTCCTCAACGACAGGCTCTTCCACCACGGGTTCTTCAACCACAACTGGTTCCACGACGACAGGTTCTTCGATAACCGGTTCTTCGATCACAGGTTCTTCTGTGATAACGGGTTCTTCAACCACCGGCTCGTCAACGACGACGGGTTCGGGTTTGTGCGGCTTTGGCTTATGGTGAGGCACAGGCCGCTTGCGTCCACGAAATCTTCCCATGTCAAACTCCTTACCCTACGACGGGTGGTTCTTCATCGGCGACGGGTTCTTCAACCACAGGCTCTTCGGCCACGGGTTCCTCGACGACCGGTTCTTCGATAACTGGTTCCTCGACGACGACAGGATCTTCCACCACAGGCTCTTCAACCACTGGTTCCTCGGCGACGGGTTCTTCAATGACCGGTTCTTCGATGACAGGTTCTTCAACCACAGGCTCTTCGATAACCGGCTCTTCAACCACAGGCTCTTCGGCCACGGGTTCTTCAATGACCGGCTCTTCGATGACGGGTTCTTCAACCACAGGCTCTTCGACGACCGGTTCTTCAACAACGACAGGCTCCTCGTACAGCACAACGTCAGCGATGACAGGTGCAGCAGGAGCGGCTGGCGGAACGATGTCGATTACGACGAAGTGAAGATGATCACCCTCGACCGAACGGTTGCCAGCGTCGTCAATATCAATCATGAAAATGTCAACGTCCGAGTTCTCTTCGAGAACCAACTCATAATGAGTCATAGTGACATCCATGATTTCGTACATGCTTTCCACGCCATTGATCATGACGTGTAGTTCACGAGACACAACGTCATCGGCACCCAGTGCGGGCAAGCCGATCTTGTAAGTGTACTTGTCCATCAAACCTCCAGAAATGTTTAAGATGGTTGGCTTCTGTGGCTTTAGCGGCCCCCCGTCGTTACGAACGACTGGAGGTACATCCTTGTAGGCATACCAGATCAAAATCGTCTGGATGGCTATGTGGAGAAGACATGCTGCGACCAAAACTAAAACCGACATACCTATATTTATCCCTAATAGACTAGAATAAGCGGCCCTGAACCATTTTGGGTTCGGGTTTCTCCGCAGGGGGCGGATCGATCAGTTCGCCGTGTTGTTTGGCGAAGTTCAACGCTTTCCCCGGCTTGTATTTCATCCAGTTTGGGAAGAATCCATTGTAGAAGTACGCCGCATCCATGATGTAGGTGTACCGCTTCCCGTTCACGGAAAACGAGATCCGACCCGACTTGTCGTACCCGACAACCCGGATGTTGTGCTGAGCCTCAAGCCACTGAATGAAATTTTGCATACATTATGTAGCTGCTCCCGGCAGCAAATTGGCATGTGAGAGATGTACATAAAATATGCACAGATTATTCACACTCGCCATCCTTTTGTTGTTCGCCCTATCTTCTCCCGTTTCGCCAGCCTTCTCGGGAGAACCAGATGTCAAGCTTCACAATGACTGTCTTTACCCCACCGTCATGATCTTGGGAAAGTGCGGCCCTTGCTACTCGGTGGGAACTGGTGTTGTGGTCAAGTCGGTGGAAGATAAAGAAACCGGCAAGTACCACAACTACGTTCTGACTGTCGAACACATCTTGCTGGACAAGCTGGAATTGAGGAATGAAGAGGGCGAGGTGACGACGACCATCGAGCCCGAGTACAACATTCGCAAAGGCAAATACGAGAAGTGGTCCAAGTACACCGGCCACGATCAATACATTGGAACTGTCGTGTTTTCGAAGGATGGCGTCTCAGAAGATGTGGCACTGATGGTGTTTGACACAGACCACGCTGTTGCTGTGGCTAAGATCTACAAGAGCCCAGAGCTTTACATCGGGAACGATGTCTTCAGAATTGGCTGTGGGTTGGGAGAGCCATTTCGCTTGGATTACGGCAAGATCACATCATTGCCAGAGTCGGTCGATAGAATCGTTGATGGAACCAAGCACACCTTCCGAATCTCTGCTGACACGTTGCCCGGTGATTCGGGTGGTCCTGTTTATCACGAGTACAAGCTCATTGGCATCACGCAAACAATCAGAACGATTCCCGGACCAATTCAGAATACACCGGTCTGCTTCATGACTTATGTGATCCCTCTTGAACGCTACATGAAGCACAAAGAGATCGCCAGCATCATTGGTTGAGATCTTCGATGTGGCCTTTGTAGATTGAGTTGTTGCTTTTGCTGACGAACTCAAATTGAATGATCCTTCGCTGGAAGTCCATTCTCAAACCTCCGTGGCGATTGTCGCACTGGAATGTGTGAGTTTCGTGATTTCGGACTCGGCTCAATTCCCGCCCACCACTGCCAACCACGACCTGAACAGTATTCTTGTTGACCGGCTTGAACAACTGCATGTTGTGATCGTGGCCGCTCAAGAACAATGTGGTGCGATCTGCCACCAGTTGATAGATATGTTCGGCGGCTTGGCAATTGGAATGCGCCCCAAATGTGAAGCGAGGCTTGTGATAGCAAATCACCAATGGACCGGACCACAACCTCAGTTCATTCTTGATCCATGCGTGTTGGTCTGATCCGGGTCTGACAGCAATCTGAGCGTCAAGGAAGAGAACTTTCCAGCCGGTGATCTGGATAGAATACCAGTTCGGGACGCCATCCCAGTACGTCTTGTAGCCGTCGAGGTTGCCGGTGTTCCAATCGTGATTGCCGGGGATCGGACAAGTGATGGGTTTCAGATGTCCGAAAGCCTTCTCGTAATGGCTTTCGTATTCTCTCAGAAGACCATTCTCATAGACATCGCCAAGATAGAAGAAGCGAAACGGATCATCGCCCGCAATGGTTTGGCCGAGTTTCACACTCTCAGCCGAACCATTCGCAGCATCACCGACAGCCCATACGATTCTCCCCATGTAAAATAGGTAGAGCCTATTAGACTGGTCTTCTCAAAAAGATGGGAGTTTGAGGGCCGACGTAGGCGTCCACGACATTGAACTCCATGTGTTCCACAGCATCTTCGAAACTCATGTCTTCCATGAGAATCTCGACACACTTGTTGTAGTCATAGATGATTGCAGGCTCACTGCCCTTTTGGCAGCCGACCCCAAGAATAGCTTCGTCGAATCCATCGGCCTTCAGGAGACCTTCGTACTCCTCCAAGAACTCCATCATCTCTGCACCATCTTTCGGCAATAGTCGTACATGGCGATAGCGGATGCACAGCCCACGTTCAGAGAGCGAATACTCCCATACTGGGAGATGTAGACCATTCTATCACAAAGCTGGATGATCTCCTCGGTGAGACCCGTCGTTTCCTGTCCCAGAGCCAACACAACGTGTTCTGAGGGCCATTCGAAGCTCTCGATGGGTTCTGCATCGTCCAAGTTGTCCACGCCCACTACGACGCTCCCAGAGAGGTCCAGTTCGTCGGTGAAACGAACGTGCTTCATCGTGGTGTAGAGGTGAGCCCCCACGGTGCCCCGTTTGTCGTACTGCTTGGAGCCGTAGACAATGACTTCTTTGGCGCAGAAAGCGTTGGCGTTGCGGATCACGCTGCCGATATTGAAGTCGTGGAACTTGTTGGTGATCAGGACGGAGAAGTTGTTGCAGTTCTCTCTCAAGTCTGCCTTGATGGCATCTTCGGCCCAATACTTGTACCTGTCATCCACGTTTCTTGGATCTTCCCTGATCGTATCCATTTTCTAACCTGTGCAGTGATGGGAGCAGGCGTTCTGATGTTGACATCCTTCTGAAAGAAAAATTCTTCTACAGCACGCTCGATGCCCGGTGTTGGGTGGTAACGATAATCGTCGATGATTAAGAAGGCCCCATTGCTCAATCTGGGCCACACCAATTCAAGAGCATACTTCGTCGGTTCATAAAGATCAAGGTCCAAAAAGGCAAAGCTGATTCGCTCAGGCAAGTCTTCTGGTGTCAGATCCTCGATCAACGACTTGTGGATGATTGGTGGCTCCAATGTGTAAGCAGCGAAAGTGTCCAAGATTTGTTCTGGTGTAGAGCAGAAGGTTCCGTTCTCGAAGCTGGCATCCTCTCCATCAAGTGAACATCTGCCGTGTAGTCCTTGAAATCCATCATAGATGTGGAGCTTCTTGTTCGGGCAGCACGAGTTCATAAGGAATCGCAGCAAAGCAGTGGTCGCACCTTGAAAGCTACCCATCTCGATCACGTCTCCGATGACGTGTGTGGATTGGATCAGGCTCGTCCAAATGTTGCATTTTCGCTGAATGTCAACCGGCCCGATATTTAAGAGCGAATGGATTTTGGCGAGTTCGCTTGCTGGTATCATCATTTGATTCTCCTGTGGGATATATACCATGCCTAACTCACAATCAAGGAGGTTGTATGAAGTACCTTATGCTTCTTGTGTTGGCCGCAAGCACTGTCTTCCTCGCCGGATGCTATCCGCACCGAGAGCGAGAAATCATCATTGAGCGGCACCAGTGTCCACCACAGCACTCGGATCGTTATCGACGACCGGAATATCCACAACACCATCAGTCTGCCTGTAACCAATATCACCATTGCGGACGTTACAGTTGTCCGACCTGCCGGTACTACCACTGGTACACTTGCACCCGTTATGATCACTGCGGTCGTTACGACTGTCCGACTTGTCGTCGATACAGTTGGTCTGCTTGTACCCGGTATCATCACTGTGGCAAATCTACCTGCCCAGTGTGCCGACAAAATGGATGGTTTCGTGTAGACATTGAGGTCCACCGATAATGAGAACTCTCTTGATGCTGCTCAATCTAATGGCTTTTACCGCCGTTTGTATGATTGGGTTTGTCAAAACAGGCGTGGGTGAAGCGTTCATCAAGCACGCCGCCAAAGGAGTTGTAAGAGAGATTGTGCAGGATGAGCTTAAAAAGCAACTTCCTGCACTTCCGAAGGTTCCCGATAAGAAATGGTGGGAACACGTCTAATTCACGGGGCCGTGTCTTCGGATACGGCCCTTATTCATTCCAAAAATTGTATTCCTCCCCCTAAATAATCTGAGGAGGCAGCATGAAATACAGTTGGAAATCATGGCTTGAAGCCAGAAATCTACAAGAACAAAGCGAAGGTTTGCCCAAAGACAAAGAAGCTGCTCGGGAAAAGCCCGGTGGATCAAACGTAGGCGAAGATCGTGAAACATCTAAGGCTGGCGAAGGACCATTCTGCGGCCCGTCAGGTGGTGCTCCAAAGGGGAGCTATCCTGTGACAAATGCAAAGCAAGCCAGAGCAGCCAAATCGTATGCTCGTCACGCCCCGAACCCTTCTGGAATCAAGAAGTGCGTGGATCGAGTTATGGGACACAGTGAGGAGTAATATGAAAGACTTTATGCAATGGCTTTCTGAGCGAGGCATCAGAACAGCAATCAACGGAAACTATCCGCCTGCTTATGGTGCGATTCATGGCGTCACACCCAATGCTATGACAGCCGTAACGGCGACTGCGCCAATTGCCCTCAAGAACACCGGCAAAGCGAAGGGCAAGTGTGATGAACTCAGCCCAGAGATGAGAAAAGAAGCTGGGTGCAAGAAAGAGTCAAAGCAATCGTCGAGTCCATGGAAGAGCTTCAAGCTCACTCAGGAATCTTTAACTGAAGGTCAGATGGACCCCCGAAAACTCTGGGCGAGTTTCCTTACGACTCCCGAAGGCCAAAAGTATCACGACATCCCTCTGGAGAACATCGTGCGGGCATTGAGCGATCATTCCAACTGGAAGCTGGCCGCAACGATCAACTCTGATATTCATGCAGCGTTGGGAAGTCGATTGGGACAACCTCTCATTGATGCCCTCAAATCTTCGGCACCGGGCGGTAACGTCGAAGAAGATCCAATGGTGCAAGGCACTACACGTCCCTCTGGAGACGTTTACAAGCAGACTCAGGCATCCCGAGACATGATGGCTTTGCCTCACTGGAAACGCTAAGGTGAGTGCAAAACGAAAGCCCGGCGAGATCCTCGCCGGGCTTTCTTCATTTTCCGCAGCCGCATTCGTCTATGGGGAGGCCGGATGCGATTGCCACGTTCTTGATGGGTTTGGGCATGTTTCTCAACGTCACGTCCCCTTCCCCACAAGGTTTGACCGTGACGTTTGACAGTCCGATCACCAGCACTGCTGTACAGGTTGCGCCGCTGATGCTGAGTAAAACTCGCATTGGGCGGATGCCCAGTCGGCGTGCCTCATCCCGCATGATGCTGATGACTGAGTGCGGCTCGTCTGGTTCTTCTGGAGGTCTCGGTGGAGTTGGCTTGTTCCACAGATGTACTCCGAGTCCAATTAGGCCCAGACTGGCGATCAGTCCGACAAAGCCTATCAACATTGCCGCACATGAACCTACTTCCATAGGCAGTCTCCTTGGGTTAGGAGCCCTTCGCCTCCTTGGTCAGTTGCTTTTCAGCTTCCAACCAGTAGGACTCCGAATTGTTCTCCGGGCGACCCGCCTTTTCCCAGAGATCGTAAGCACGCTCACGAATCTGGGCCTCGGTGGGCCGTGAGGCTTCGGTGGTGGTTTCCTTGGTGGTGGTGGTTGAATCCTTTTTCGACACGGGAATTGCTCCTTAAACGGTTCGGTGCGTGACCAACTTAGGCCACTTTCTTGATCTCACGGTAAATCTCAGGCAGCGGCCTCACGTCCACTTGACGTTCCGTCGTCCGGTTTTGCGAAACCGAATGACTGATGGCGTGACTACGGAAATCCTGCTCATCGTTGAGAATTAGCAGATACCGCATGATCAGGCTGTCAGTTGGTGGGAACCGACCCTTGAGTACCACACAAAGTCTTTCAACCTTCACGCCGTCCCGATAGACACTGGTGATGCCGTGGCCGGGGAAGATTTGGTACACCAGTCCGCTCTTGGCACGCACAGAAACAAAACCGTTCTTCACGAAGCTACGGAATTTCTGCTGCCCCAGAACTCGGAGAAGTGTTTCTCTCGCTCGAACCTCACGAATATCTTCTGTGGGTTCGATAACAGTGCGGGACCGGAGGAATGCCGGTGCCTGCCGTTGTTGAATGATTTCCTTAAGGCGGTCCTCGGGCTTGCGAGGGGTAACGCCACCGCTTTCGTACCATTGGAGTTCCATCCGTGCGAGGTAAGAATCGGCACCATAGCAAGCTGCGGCGTGATTTCTCATCGCCCGTGCAACTTGCTTCCAACTAATCGTGGCTGTCGAGGCTGAGCCTGTCGTGTATTTGCAGGTCAGCCAGTCGTCGCAGGCAGACGTGGTGGAGTTGTCTTCGTACTCCCACACACTGTAGTAGTTGTTCGAGATTTTGCAACTACGAGCACTGGTGTCACGGTACTTGAGCGTGATGCCGTTGCCGGTCGTGCCGTAATCACCCCAACCTTCATAGATGGTCGAGCATGTGCTGTCTGAACTTGCGACGATCACGACTTATCCCCCAGCTACCAGTTTTGCAGTCGGCATGAAGATGACTTCTTCCGCATGGGGATCAAACTCACGCATCACTTCGGCAGTTGCTTTGCCGTTGGTTCCGACACGATACGGGGTAAGTCCTTGCTTGACAAGCTCAATGAAAAGTTTTTTCGCTTGCTGAATCTCGCCGAGCGACGTGCAGTCCCACGTCAACCGCTCATCGCCTTTGTCGGGGTGCATGATGCGGAAGCAGTGACGGCCTGCGGCGACCTGCTGTCCGTCTTCCAAAAATTGTAATTCAGGCGGGACATCGATAGCCACTTTCAGCTTGCTGCCGATCAGCGGCGAAATGTCGATCTGTCTCAGTTCACTCGTCGTCATCAAACATGGCTCCTGTTCGTTCTCGGTGTGCAAGTTCTGCCCAGCGTTCCATCTGTGCCGCAGACATTTCAACTCCGTCTCGTCTGCCGCCGTAGGATGAACCGTCGTGGGCCTTTCTCATACGTTCGGTGATTGGCTCCTTGTGATAAGTCGCCATTGTCGTGCGAACGGTTTCTTTGACATCTGCCGAGTAGCGGCCCGATTCGTAGATCACGCCATCTTTGATGACACGCCGATGTTCGTGGCCGCAACTGGGGCACTTCACATGCACTTCGTGGTTCAACGCCATGTTGAGGCGGACCATGAAGTAGCCCTGACACTCACCACAATAGAATTCTTGGGTGACTCGTTGCGGACGCTCTGTCATCCTTGACTACCCTTTGATGAACTGGTCGAACTTCTGAAACTCCGGTGACACCTCGGCGTCAGTGTTGGCGGGGCCACCCTTGAGGCGACGAACTTCGAAGAGTGCGTCCTTGAGGTCGGCACGCTTCTTTCTCTTCTCACGAATGACTTCGATGCGAAGCTCCGTGCCGTTGGTCGTGTCTTTGTGTCTGAACTTCTTCAGCCGACCATCTGAGAGTTTTTCCCACGCATCGAACATGGTAGCCGATGCGACAGCAACCTTCAATCCGTTTTTGTCGTCGTGGAAATGAATCTCTCCGTTGTTCTCGTGGATGCGGAGGCTGCCGATGATTTGCCCCTCCTTGTCCTTAGCCGGTGTGTCGAACTGTCGTTCACCACCCATTTTTCGATCTCCATGAAATGATGTTGTGAGCGTCTGCGTCGTCATTCTACGGAACAAAAATTGTGTTGTAAAGCCAATGTTCTCGTTTTTCAGTCGCAAACTTTCCGGGTGCTCGTAGATACTCGTAGGAGGTGTCAAATGGCCGATACTAACGAGGGGTCTCCGTGGTTCTGGAAGATATTCGGAGGCACCATTCTGGGCATGGTTACGTTCTTGTTGCTCGCCCACATCAACAACATCAACAGTTCCATCGACAAAGCTAAAACCGAAGGTCTGATCGCTGTCAACTCAGTGCGTGAAGACGTGAAGGAGCAGCGTGTCATCATCGATGGTCTGAAGGACCGAATGCTCGCCGTCGAGCAATCGCCTTTCAAAACAAAGATCGATAGTCTGGAAGCGTCCATCAAAGAAGTTGGAGAGACGGTTTCGTCTCGAAGTGAGAAATTGGCAGGACTCGAATCTTCAATAGAGCATTTCAAAGAAGAGATCAAAACGCTGCGTGAAGAGAGTGCCAAAACAATCGAGGGTTTGCGGACGGAAAACACGAAGCTCGTCGAGCAGATGCAACTTATGAGAGATCGCATCACAGCACTAGAAAATAAGAAAGCCCAGCCAAACGAATGACTGGGCTTTCCAGCGACCCAACGACTTACTTGCCCTTGGACGAGGACTGATGGCCTGAATCCACGACCTGCTGCAAGGCTTGCATGGCGGTGCGGCCAGAGGCACTTTGAAGTGCTGCGTTGGTGACTTCCTTGGCGTCCTGCAACGCTGCTTTCAACTGAACTTGCAGAGAACCGATTTGTTCTTCCAAGTTGTTGATGGTGTCGTCGAGGGCGGACACCTTCGTTGCGTGCAGAGTCCGTTCTGCATCCATGTCCTTCTGGAGCATGGCGATCTGGTGCTCGTAGTCTTTCTTGACTCGGTTGCCGACTACGGCTTCAGCCTTAGACACTTCTGCCTTCAGCTTATCTTCGAAGCCGTCAACCTGAGCTTTCAGATCCACGAACTCTTGCTCTTTCTCTGCGAGTTCATCTTCTCGCTCTTTCCACTGACGTTGCAGTTCTTGAACTCGGATAGCCTCGGCTCGGCGTCGATCTGCGATTTCAGTGTTGTACTCTTCTTGCGATCTCTTCACTCTCTGGGAGTGCATGTAAGCGTGCTCTTCATCTTGTCGCTGACAAGCCTTTTCACGCTCTTCGTCTTCCTCACTCCACTGCAACTGACGGGCTGCGACTTTCTTGTTCCAGTCGTCGTCCAGTTCTGCCCTGCGGGCTCGAACTTCATCCAGTGATTGAGCTTCCTTCTCGATCTCATAAAGCTCTTCGAGTTCTTCGCTCTTGGCTGCAATCGCTGTATCGACCTTGTTCATCTGCTCGACCTTAGAAGTGATCTGAGCACTCAGTCCTGCCAGTGTGGACTGCAAAGTGTTTTGAAGAGCACCAATCTCTTCGATGACACTCTGGGGTTCCAAGTTGTTGACAGCTTCGAGGATTTTCGCTGTCTCTTTCTTCTTTCTCGTGGTTGGTTTTCTTGTTGTAGTAGCCATCGTGTTTACCTTTCGTAAGTTAGGCTGTTGGATGCTTTATGATCGTCAGGAACCATGTAAGACTTTACCAAAACATCGGCAGGGGAGATAAATAATGACATGGGTAAATTCAGGTCATTCTTAGAAGCTCACAGCCCCGCTCGGGTCATGATTCCGCTCCCAAAAGTGGAGCAAGTATCGGACTATGATTGCGGTCCAGCGGCTCTTCGAGCGATCTGTCTGTATTACCAAGTTGGCCCGCAGGATCATCAACAATTCATTAAGGATTGCCGGGCCACCAAGAAGGATGGGACCGAACCAGAAAATCTCATTCGAGTGGCAAAACAATACGGCCTAAAAACTAAAGAATCACGAAATATGTCTGTCGATGAATTGCAGGGTTACTTAAATCAAAAGAAGCCTGTGATTGTCGATATTCAGGCATGGGGAGAGGGCTACGACGATCTGGAAAGTGGACACTATGTCGTAGCAATTGGGTATGATGAAAAGAACATCTATTTCGAAGACCCATCATTACATTCCCACAAGAGAGGGAGCCTTTCTAAGAGAGAACTGTTGAGTCGCTGGAAAGACAAGAAGGCCAACGGTGAAGAACTACACCAGTACGGCATCGTTATGTGGACAGATAAGATGGACAAAGAAACATCCAGTTTGTCTGCCTCTAAGCGAATCCCATAAAGGAGCCCTCCATGGCTCTCGCAAGGAATTCTCAGTAGCAGATCACGACCTTGTGTTGGTAGCCTTCGAAGAATTCTACCTTAAGGTCGCTGCGAATCTGTTCTAGGCGATCAAATGTAAGATGGGACGCCCAGTTCTCATAAACATCGATGTAATCTTCCATCTCGATGTCTGGGATCTCTTGACGCCCGCTCAACATAGCTTTGTGAAAATGATTGTCCTGCAACGCCTCAATCGTGATAGTTTGAGTGACGCATTCGTTTCTAATAGCCCTATGATATTGTGAGTTGTCTGACATGACAATTCTCCTTTCAATGAAAAAAGGCCGGTCGTTGCAGCGACCGGCCTTCGTTGTTTAAGTTGTTGGTTTTGCTCAATCAAGCAAATGATCGAACGGTTTCTTGTATCGCATACAATGGAAGATCATCGCCATCCGACGCTTCTCTTCATTGGTGATTTCCATATTCTTGTGCCAAGAGCGGCTCCAAGATGTTGTCACTCCCCGTTTGGTTTCGGTTTCGATTGGTCTGAAGTGATTTGACAACTCTTGACAAATACACATGACCATTTCGGCTTCAGCAGAAAGACCGTGACAATCTCTCAGATCTTGCATGGCACAAGAACTGATCGTTGTCTTGTATGGACCTTTGCTGATTTCGATGTCCCGAGGGACGAAGGTATCGCATTCGTATGCGACCGGGTTGATCTTCTTGATCTCTAACTTCCAGCTTTGTTGTAGCCAGTGGTTTCTCATAATTCTCCTTTCACAGAAGATCAGGGTCGATCTCCGTGTTGTCTTGAATGTCCAGTGGAGCCAACTTTTCTCGTAGTTTAAGAAGAGGCGTATAGTCCTCGCCCCACAAGTCGGCTCGTGCGGCATCATGCCAGAAGTTCCATGTGTTCTCGCTCACCATGCTCTTATAAGGCTGGAGTGCTTCGAACATCGCTGCGGCATACTGTTCCAGACCTGTCAATCGAAGGCTCTTCAACATCCGTGTGACTCGAAGCATCGTATGATTGAATCTTCGAAGCCACCATGGGGTGTCTGTGGCAGATACGATCAAGACGCTGTTGGGTTCATCTTCAACCAACTTGAATTCAAGAAAGCTCAGAAAGCGTACAAACGCCTGCTTGACCTTCTCTTGAAGTTCCGGGTCGCTCTGAAACACCTGACAGTCCTCTCTGGTCATCACAGGAGCATCGCCGTTCATCATGCTCGGCTCATTGGACGGAAAGATCCACTGGATGTAATCGTGGTCCATTTCCAGTTGTCCGTTGTTCCATGTGAGAATATCGTCAAGTCGGTGGCCGTTGCAGTTGCCCCGTTCACCTCTGTAAAAATCAACAATCATCAGTCATCATCCTCTTCTTCAATTGTGGCCTTTTTGACTTTTTTGCTTTTGAGAAGCCAGTCCAAAAACCCCTCTTTACTCTTGCGAGTCATAACCTGAATCTCGTAGGAGTTGGTAGCTGGGTCTTTCTGTCTTACAGAAATGATCCGGTCGCCGCTCGACACGATCTGTGGAATGGTTTCAAATGGATCGGCACCTTGGTCAATGTTAACGATGACAGTGAGGTGTTTCGTCATGGTCAAGTCATAGACCATCAAACTGCTCACCATTACAACCAACCCGACCAACATACCAAAAACGATTCGTTGTGCCCATTGCATATTTCACCTCTTGTTTGTTTAAGATAGTGCGGGCGCATGAAAAAAGACCGGTGCGCACTTTGGGCGCACCGGTCTTCAATTTTATGTATGCAGCTACCGTCGATTATCGCACAGGATATCTAGGCTCTCTGCCCTGATGCCTGTCAGCGGCCCCAATTTGGTGCCCACGGCGATATTGCTCGTCAAACGTCCAAGAGAACGGACCCAGCCAAGTCCCACTGTAGCCGTCCCAGTAACCTCTCAGAAAGTCATCCGAAGGAGGAACTTCGTAAAGGTCTGGCTTGTGTTGTTCAACCGCTGGTGGTGCGGGCTGAACAGGTTGGACGGGCTGTTGAATGGGTTGGGCTGGTTGTGGCTTGCTGCAACCAGCGACGAACAAACAAAACGTAACAAAAAGGATGTTTCTCATAAGTTCCCTCCTTTCGGTATTTATTCAGCCAGAGGCATTTATACTACAGGAGGATCTGGAATGAAGATTCGGCGTTTTAACGAATGGGTAATCGAACGACAATTCGATGAAGGTGCCCACATTCTCATTGAATTTGCAGGCAATCCAGCCCAAGAGTTGGAACAGTTCGCTCGTATGCCTGACTCGCCGCAGAAGAAAGGTTTCGTCCGCCAATTCTGGGCACGTCACAAGAATAAGTTCAAAGGTGCCGCCGTTGGGGCCGCTGGTATCGCAACCTTGATTTTGGCTGGCATCCCACTCGAATCACTGATCCCATTCTTTGGGTTGAGTGCTGTCCGCCAAGGAATGCACATCGCTGGAAAGAGTCCAGCCCATGAAGCACCTTGGGCTGTGCCGAAAGAAACTCCCGATCAAGTGTATGTGATGGCCGACCGAGGCATCTGGAAAAACCAAGGCGGACAATGGCAGCAGCTTGACATGCAACGTGCCGCTCAAGAAATCAAACAACTAACAGATGCGGGACATGTCATTCCAATCCATCGTGACAACAGCACACGTTACAGTGCCGAAGCTAAGATGGAAGATCTTCTCGATCAGATGGGCGTCGATGGCGACAAATGGTGGTTCCCAACAGAACCATTCGATCCGGCAGAGTTCGGGTTCGACTTCTAAATCTTACAGTTCGCAATCGTCATGTGAAAGCACTTCCGAAAACCCTCTGGTGGCAGTGTGTATTGGCTGACGACCGGCAACCCTAGTTCCAACCGGATGTCTTCCAGCTTTCGGCAAAAACAGTTGAGCCAGTAGTAGACCTTCCCCTGCTGGATCTCTGGCGAATACCAGAACTCCACAGGCTCGCCTTCGTACCTACCCCAGAACTCCAGATTCACCGGCGTCTCTTTCTCTTGCCGAACCACTGTGATGTGTGCAGGCCAGCGAGGACGGTTCACAGGGAGCCATTTGGGGATCAGGGAGCGGTAGTAGTCGGAGATCTCTTGTTCAGCTTCTACGGCCAATCTGTAGCCTTCTGGGCTGTATCTGAGAATTCCGGTCGTTTTGTGGAGGTTGTTCATCTTGACCCTTTCGGCCATCTATCTTAAAGTATTTTCAGTCCAAAAGTCACGGAGGATCACATGGACGACCGACAAATTTTTCGCAACGCAATGGCCGAAAAAGGCATTGAGTACACGCCCACCGAAGCCGAAACAGTGATGGATGCTGCCATCGAATTCCGCAACGAGATGGACATGAAGGCCCTCGAAGATCCCGACTTCTTCGACAATCTGGCCGAGATGACCCACGAGGATAAAATACGCATCTGTCAAGAGTTCGCCGACGATGGCACTGAGATGACCGTCGATGAACTGGACGAGATCGTCCAGTTGATGCTATCCACTCAGGAAGACGACGAAGTTGACGACTGGTGGAAATAGCCATATCATGATGGCATGAAGTTTTCACCCGCACCTGATGATCCTGAAATCACCGGGCAATTCCATCGCTTGGTGTCCGAAAACGGCGTCATCGCAATTGGCGTCTATCGGGTGATGTACGGCTTCAGGGTGCGTGCCGGGAAAGCCAAAGACCTGATGGGCTGCACGCTCGACTGGTGCGGAGGCGGCAACTGGCAGGACGTGGAACGTCTCTATTCGCTGGCCGTCTCAATCCTCTCACAACGTGAAGAAAGCCCGTCGTGTTTCGACGGGCTTCCCACTTGTTCCGAGGTCAAACCGTTCTTCCTCGACGAATGCTTCACGAAGACGTTGGCCGAAGCTGCTGGCCCTGATCTTGAATTGATCAAGCTCCCGCCACCGCCTCCACATCCGCTGTTACAATTTTTGGATCAGCAGGACGACATCGACCAAGACGGTGCAGAATAGAGTTTCTCCACCTCTTCCCGAGTCCGATGCTCATCACAAAGCTGAAAGATGCTGTAGTCCAGCGTGGCAAATTTGGTTGTCCATTCGCCACAGACCTGACACTTCCGCTGTTCATTCGGGTCTTCGTGATCCAGTTGAAGCTGATGGTCCAACTGATACTGCTTGTAACATTCGCAGGCTTCATCTGCTGACTCGTGACCGTCAGCATGGTACTTATTGGCGAAACTGTTGTGCTTCTCGACTTCTGAGGCCGAGATATGGAAGTTCTCGACAAATTCCTTGTCGAACTCCCTGAAAGCGTGACAGTAGCCTGTTGGATGATTGTTGCGGGTGTAATCCCAGCGACCATCCGATTTCCGCTGTTTTGGCTCGTAGTAGTTCATTATTCCCTCCTGCCTTATAGTAGTACGGGTGGCCGAAAAGGAACTACACCAAACCCTTCTCTTTGGCGACTGACAGGGCGGCTTGCGCCGGGCCTTCGATCCAGTCGTTTTCGAAAAGCTTTACAGCTTCACAGATGGGACAAACCGCTTCTGCGGCCATCAGGCTGAGGCCGACGACCCGCAACCCCTGCGAGGAAATCATGTTGTTACAGTCCATCAGAGGATCATAGTCGTTTTCAGCCCCACGACCCTCCAGTTCTGTGACAATGTTCTTCATGGCATCTTCGCCAGTTTTGGCCCCCAAATGCCCGATGCCCAATTCATCCAGCTTGGCTTTCAGTCGGTCCCAGTGTGTTTGGCAGATCTGCATAGTTCTCCTCCATGAGTTTGAGGGGTTGAACCCTCTTAAGGTTGAGTTCGACGCCTTGTGGATTGCGAAGACGGCCAATCAATGGATCAACGACCACGAATGGCCCATGAGCACAATCGTCTTTATCTCGAATGCGATAGAAGATTCGTTCGCCCGGCTTGAGTTCATCCCATGAAACAAGTCGGAACTGCATCTGACATTCAAGCCACACCATCGCTGATTCCTCAGTACACGGTGCTGGCGATCAGTCCTTTGCCGTCTGCACACCATTCTTCCGCAGTCTTCGTGACCACACTGTTGTCCTCCTGACGTACAGGAAGCACTGTGTCTGATGATAACTGACGCACATCAAACTCGTCAATCTCTTCTTGGCTCCACTCCGTGATCTCGCCTGTCTTGGGACTACGGAGGGGCTCCAGATGTTGATTCAGAGCGTCCTCACGAGATTCAGCGGCATACCAGTGTTGCTCACCATCATCAACTTCATAGACGGCCAGCTTGCGATTCAACCAGTAGTTTTTCATGGTCGGTTCTTCTTTCTTTGTTCTCATATCCCAGAATGGATATTGTTTGACCCAAATTTCAATCAATCGTTCTTCTACAACAATTGGTTGTTCGGCCCGAGGGCCATCCTTCTCTGCGAACACACATCGAAGGCCATCGTCGTAAACAGCCATCCCTCGTTTGCACTTCTCGCAAACGAAGTGTTTACGCTCCTCGTCCGTCATCATTTTTCTGCTCCTCGACCAGCTTGATTAAGACATCTCCGTGGCAGAGTTCGTCTCGGTCGCACCAACAACCGAGCACTTTGCCGTCGAGTTCATGGATGTCAGCCAGCAGTTCAGGTTTGAGCCGAATCCACTTCTCGTACATCTCCACGGCTTGTTCTCGGGTCCGGTCCTTGCGGATCGGAAATGGGTTGCCCCATTTGCTCCCCCTACCTATGAAGACATCAAAAGGCTCTTTCTGATAATGGACTCTGGTTGTTGGCATTTTTCAAATCCTGTGCCCAACGAATAAAGGCGACAGCGATTTCGCAAGCCACCTTGAGCTTGTCGTCGCTGTCGCCTCCCTCGACTTGTTCTTTAAGACGCTGCACATCATCGTCTTGACCTATTTTTCCGTCAAGTGCAATGCTGACTGCATCAATGATGCGATGGTCACGATCTGACGCAATTTTCACGATTGACCCTTTCTGCTTTGACCATCCGTTGCTCGATTTCCTTGATGTGTTCGAACAACTGGAGAGGAACTGCAATGACGTTGCAGTTCTTGGCGGCTTCTGTTTCTGCCTCCTCCTTGGTGCCGACACCATCCCAGCCTCTTTTCCAAGATAGGCCCATCTTGCCGGGGAAGATTGTCGTCCACTCCTTGAAGACAGGTTCTTGTATGTTCCTTATGAGAACCGGCCCAATGGCGTTCAGTTCGTCTGGATACAGTTTGTGGGTGGCGGCGTGCTCGTAGGCCATCTGCCAGATAGGGTCGGTGGCTACATCATCTCTGAGCCGGAAAGTCTCTCTGAAGTTCTTCTCGTGCTCGGGGCTGGCTGGAATTTGTTCTCGTCGCATGGCTCCTCCTTAAAGAACTCTTTGTATCGGAATCTTTCAGAAAGCACAAGATCATCCAGACAAGCATAAATAATGAAACGTACCACAAGGAGCTTAAAATGGCACACAAGGAACCAATGTCGCTGGAAGACCTACCCCAACATCTCAAATCCGTCAGAGCACACGGAGAAACAGGAAGTGCGCCTGTTGTTGGTATGGGCCAGATCATCGTGCCTAAGAAATCGTTCGGATGGACCAAGGCCCTGTTCGCCATGATCATGTTCATGACGCTGAGCATCGGTGGCCTTGTGACCTACAACGCCGTCACACCTCAACATCTGACTGTCATTGTGGGGCTCGAACAAAGTGCCGACCCATCTCAAACGATCTCAAGGATCGTCTCAGACAGTGGAGGCGAGATCATCGCTGTGAAGCAGAAGGAAGATTCTGTGTACGAAGTCAAGGTATCCACGCACAAGAGCAAGAATTCGTTCTTGGAGTGGTTGCGTAAAGACAAAGATGTCAAGAAGGCTTCGCTGGAAGATTAGTCTCTTCGAATGATGTGTCCTTCGTCATCGAATTGAATCGGGTGCTCTTGGCACCACTGATCGACACACTCGAAATGCAGATAGCCGGTGTCGAATCCAGACACCATGCGAGCCATCACTGGCTCTGTCATACATCTCTTCCCGCATTGATCGCAAGGAATGTCAACCGGCCACGTCAGGATGGCTGTGAGGATTGTCAGTAATCCGACTGACAACCAGACTTTCTTTCTTAATGTCATAGGAAACTCCTTTGACATATAAGAGTCTGTCCAACAAAAAAGCCCAGCCATTGCTGGCTGGGCTTCTTGTTTTCTTTGCCTCTCACATCATGGGTTAGATGATGAAGTTGGCGATGCTCATGCGTGCGTAGAACTTCGCACCTTCACGGAGCAGCTTCTTGCCGTAGCGGGTCAGAATACCCTTGCGTGGGCAGAAGGATTCAGGATCAAGCACCACAGGTGTCTGTGTCAGCGGGACGTATGGGCAGTAGAAGTAGCCCGAGTCCATGTAGCTGTCGCCCTTGTAACCCAAAAGGATCTGGCCTTGTGGGAACAGCGGGTCTTTGTACAGACGCCATCTGTTGTTGATCGTACCGACGTACTGGATACCCAGCGACGAGGTGAACGTCTCAGATGGTGCTGGTGCGAAACCTGCGGTTGCCGTTTCGAAGACGGACGCAACTTCAGGCGAAGTGACGAGCCAGTTACATCCGCCACGGAGGGTCTTACGATGCACGACGTTCGAAACTTCGACGACCTTGACATACAGCGACTCGTACTTTTCCTTGATGGTGTCACCGAGGGCTGTGTTGAAGTCCCACACAGCGATAGTACCGGCGTTGTTGCGGAGGTCTGTAAGAACCTCACGGTCGATTTCGAGGTTGATTTCCTGAGCCAAAACGGCTGTCAGTTCTGCCTCAGCGTCAAGGTTGTGCTGGGATCGGAGATCCTGCTGAGCTTCGTAGCTCCAGACAGCCTTCAGCTTGCGGGTCTTGGCGGCGATTTCTTCGCTTTCGACCACGAGGTTCACTTCAGGAAGATCCTGATTGCACTCCATGTTGTACTCGTAGCTCATGACGAGGTGGTTCGGGCCGGGAGCAACGTCCCATCCGATGGTGACTTCGCCAGTCACGAGGTCCAACGTACCGCTCGTCGGGTTCGATGTCGGAGCACCGATAGCCGAGAAGCTGAAGGTTCCGTTCTCTGCAACAACATAGGTTGCGACGGCGACCGAACCATCATAGACAGTACCGGTCATGGTGCCTGCGAGAACAGGAGTGTGCTCCAGCGGAGCGAAAATGGATGTCAGGTCATCGCCAGCGTCAGTGCTGGAAGTTTCGTTCTGCACGAATTGATGCGTGTAGAAGATTTCCAAGTTGCCATCACCGGATGCCAACTGCTGGAGCGATGTCACGTCGTCCGTTGGGAAGCCGCTTGGTGTCAGGTCGGCACCTCGCATTCCGCCCTTATTGGACGAGTAGCGGAAACGCAGGTAGTACACCAGACCAGTCGGGCCGAGCAATGGCTGGACCGAGACGATCTTGTTGGCGATCAACTGCGGGTAGATTCTGCGAACCAGCGGAATGCTGATTCTCTTGAACTGGGCGATGTCCCCAGTATCCGTCATCGCCTCATTCATAAGGCGTTGGTTTTCAAGAAGCACGGCGGCAGCGGCACGCTCTGTTCGGTTTGTGATGCCATCAAGCATCGACTTGCCGTTTCTCAGCGGACGTGACCAGCGGGCTTCAATCTGACGGGCTTCGTTAAGATATCTTGCGTTAAAAGACATTTGGTCTCCTTATTAAGCCTCTTGAATTCCAGAAAGAACTAGAAGATCGTTCAAGTGATCAGAGCCTTCCATCAGCGTCTCATCATTCTTGCTCGATTTTTGTGCAGCCGGATTGACGTATTCATTAAGAATGTCTCCGTCATTAGCGGCTCTATGCCCACGCCCACTTGCATTCTGTGCCTTGCTCGCTCTTTCTTTTCTTCCAACCTTCGAAGCTTCAGTGATAAGCTGGTTTGCAGCCTGTACTTGCTCGTTCAGTTTGTTGTTCTGTGACGAAAGCTTCACATTGCGTGCTTCCACGATTCTCATCTGGGCTCTCATCTGTTCGATCTGAGAATGTGCTTCTTCGAGCTTCGAAGAGGCAACGCCGTTGAGATCGTCACGGTCCATGTAGTCGGACAGGATTTCGGCCATCTTGGCGACGGCTACACGCTGTTCCGAAAGGGATGGATCGTTAAGAATGTCACGCTTTGCGTGCTCGTAGATTTCGGATTCCTGAAGGTTCAAGAACTCATCGACCTTATCGACCATGAAGTCCTTCATTTCCTTCAGCTTGTTGTCGAACTCGTCATACAGTTCGACTTCGATGTTTCCGTTCTTGCCCTTCTCCTTCTGGAGTTCCTGATAGGCTTCTTCAAAGCCTTCTTCAAGAGCGGACTCGAATTCTTCTCGTTGCTCATCAATTCTCTTCATCAGAGAACCGATGATTTCATAAGCTTGCTGATATCCAGCTTCAGCGATGGCTTCGTCGGCTTGCTTTTCTTCAGCAAGCTGTTCGTAAGCTTCATCAAGCTTCGTTTGGAATTCAGACTTGAGTTCGTTGTAGTTCTCGGCCATCAATTCTTCGACGGCCTTGGCAACCTCACTCACTTGATTCTCTGGGAGAATACTCTTCAGTGCTTCGGTGATTCTGTCCATTAGCCTAACCTCGACTTGTACTTCTGTGTTTGAGATTTCACAATGCCGCCCAAACAAGCGATAAGTGCTTCTTTGTTAATCGTATCTATGCAGCTACTCTCAGATTTAATATCCGATTTCGAAGATACGACTCTTTCCAGTGGTCTCGCATCCGCCCGTGGAGGAGCCACACTCTCTTTCGCAACAACTTTCTCTTGGAAAGCGGCAAACGTCGAAGGGTCAGCAACAGCGTCAAAGGTGATAAGCTTGTAGCTTTCGCCAATAACTAAGATGCCATCTTCGTTGGTCGATCCGTTTCCTACACCTCTCGAACTAATTCCGACTCTCACGCCATCATCGATCAAAGCTTTAAGAACTTTGCCGTGAGGTGTGTTCAAGATCTCGCCTTCGCCCATCAGCACATTGCCTTCCCACCAGAGGCGAGTAACAATGTGTGAAGCATTGGCATAGTGAATGATGCTATCCGTAGGGTGATCGAGTTCACCGATCAAACTTCTACCGTCGATTGCTTCTTGAAGGCGTTTCACGCTTTCATCAAGGACGGCAAACGGATACATTCTCTTGTTTTTGTTGACTGCTTCTGCCTCTTGGAATTTCCCTCGGAACTTCACGAGCCCACGAGAGCTTTTCGTGGACTCAGTGAGTTCGAATTCAAAACCAGAGTGCGTGCAACAATCAACGAGTAACATTTGTTGCTCCATGTTGCTTACTCCTTAATGATTAGCGATCCACAACCAGATCAGTTTCTTTGCCGTCTTTCATCTTGTAGCCCTTGCCACCAACTCCACCGGCTTCCTTCGGAACGTATGGATTCTGGAGATCAGGCCATGTGTCGCCAGAACTCCACGTTGAGTGGTGCTGGCCTGTGGCTTCTTTGTCCACGCCCTTTTCGCCCTTCATGGTGTAGTCACCGAATGGCTTCGGAACGTATGGGTTCTTAAGCTTCGGGAACACGTCCCCGCCGCCGACTTGACCCCAACTGTTGTTCCGCATGGTCTTGGCGTTCTTGCCACCCTTGTAGTTGTGATTGTCCTGTCCAATGGCAGGAGCCTGATCACCCCATTCGCCTTCATGACGGCCAGCGACGGCAGGAACCTTTGCGTTCTTAGCCATCTGCGGGTGATCGCCCGAGACTGTCAGGTGTGGCTTGTTGGAGACATTCCACTTCTCAGAAGCACCTTCAACATTGGCTTCCAGAAGCTTCTTGACCCAAGATGCAGCTTCGTGTGCAACGCCCAGATCTGGTCTGAGTTCACCATTGAGGATGTCAGCGATCTCGTTGAGATACATTGCTGCGCCTCGCTTGATGTCTGCGTTGCCGTCTGCTTCGCCGATCTTGTAGACTCTCTCCAAAGACTCATACAAGTCGGAGAATGCCTTGCGTTCCAGACCGAAACGCTGATCCAGCGATGGATAGAATTGGTGAACAACACCTTGGAAGTGGTCATAAGGATCTTGTCCAGATTCGCACTTCGGAGCACCTGCCAGAGCCAAGATCTCTTGGACCTTTTCTCGGTAGCAGTTCTGTGCATGTCGCAGAATTCCTTCTGCCATGAAAGCACAGTGTTGGTCGTCATAGTTCTTGACGCCGATGTTTTCGAGTGCTTCAGCAACGATGTCGGCCAGTTCGGTCTGCGTAACCATCAAAAGCTGAGGGTACGACTTTGCGATGTGGTCGAGGGCTTCTTCCAAACCTTCTTGATCAGAGAAAGCGTTCTGCTGCTTAAGCTGTGCAATCGCTGCGCAGAACTTCTGTTCGCTGGTCAATGCCGGAACCGACGAACGAACGTCATGGTTCTTAGCATTTGGAACAACCCAGTTGAAACTCTTGATGCGAGCTTCGTTGCGAGCTTCATTTGTAGGAATTCGCAGGTCTGTCACGTTGCCCTTCTCGTCTCGCTTGGCAACAGACTCAGAAAGAGCAGGACCATTACGCATGTAATCAACGTAGTCCAGCACGTTTTGAGCGGTGACATATACGTCTTTCAAACCAGCACGGTCACAAGCTTCCACAACTGCTTCTCGAAGAGTAGCTTCTTTCACTGCTTGTGCTGCTTTGGTGTTCTTCTGTGGCTTTCCTTCATTCCAGTGAACCATCTCAAGATAGTTCTTGAACAGGTTTTTGGCTTTTGCGTGGTCGTCCACCAATACGGCATCGATCATTTCAGAAAGTGCTTCTCGCATCTTGCCCTTGCGGCTGGACTCGTCGATGACGAGTTCTTCGATGTTGCTGAAGGTGACATGATCATTCTTGATTTCGTATCCGGCGTGGACGAAGGTTTTCTGTGGTGTTTGATAAACCACAGTGCTTTCATTGAAGCACTTCAGTCCCAGTTGTCCTTTGCCCAACGTCTTTGTGAGAATGTGTTCGGCTTCGACTAACTCACGCTCAGCCGTAGTAACTGATGTCTTTTCGATTTGATCGAAGGCATCTTGCTTAATGAGTTTTCGTCTCATGGTTTTTAACTCCTCGACTTCTTGTGTTTTGGCATCACTACAGCTTGTGAATTTTCGGCTATCAGGCCGAATAGGCTCGAAATCGGGGTCACACCACCGTAAATACTCGATGCCTACTATATCTAAGTATGCAGGACGACCTGATTTTTGATAAGAAAGAGGCTCAAATGTCGATGTGGACCAAGTGGAAAAAGAGAAGGGATCTTACAGAAGGTCTTGGCGAAGGTGGCAGCCCTGTAGATAGTTTCAAATTTAATACAGGGGGCGACGGACACGCCGAAGACTATGAACACATTCAGCACGAATTGTTCTCAATCGTTATGTCCAAATACCCCGATGAAACTATGCAATTTCTCGATGGAATTGCCCAACGAGGAGATGAGGAAGTCCTCAATCTTCTGAGAAAATTGCAACAGGAACCATCTATGGGTGATGAAGATGGCAACACGCCACGGAACCCACCCGAAGTTGTGCCTCCTGCCTCAGATACCGGTCACTCTGACTTCGGCGGCGGCGAAGAATGATTACTCGGGCGCAGCCAGTGATCTCTGATCTCCATCAACGATGTTGTATCAAGAGGGCAGCCCAGCGACTCTGGCAATAACGTGTCCATCGTACACTTGGGGCAAAGAGCCGTCTCGTCATCATCGGTCCACAAATCGATGTCCTCTACCTGAATAACTTCAAGGCAGTTGTAGCAACCACAGACCTGTGATTGCAGAACTGCCTCTCTGTTTTTGAAGGCATACATCGGTGCTTTTCTAATGTATTCCTCGCTCATTAAGACTCCTCTGAGTAATCAATCTCCTCGTCGTCCATTTCCTTTGCGTAGTTCTGAATCTCAAGATTGAACTTCTTGATTTCTTCCTCATCTGGCTCTGGAATCGGCGAATCCATGTTGGTCTGAGGCGCATTACCCGCTTCTGGGGTCGCTTCCATTCCTGTGCTGTCCGCATCCATGTACTTACGCATTCCTTGTGCGCCTTCAGGTGGCGGTTGCTGTTCTTCGCCCGGCTGACCGCCCAACATTGGGTTCGGACCACCCGGCTCTGTGCTCACTTCGTCCTCGTCTGGGCCGGGCAAACCGACACCAAGCAACTGAGGATTCTGAGCAATGATTTGGAGCTTCAACTCTTCCAATTTTTGGATTTTGAGTCGGGCCAACATTTTCTTGGCTTCGTCCTCTGGATATTTCATCCATTTTGTGAGGATGTCGAAGTCGCTCATCAGTTGTGAGCCCTTCAAGTTGGCCGCATTGTTCAATCGGTTGGTAATGACTTCCGCTCTTGTTAGTTCTCGCCAGTCAGACGGAGGCGTCATTTTGATCGTCAGATCTTCATAGATCTCTTCCGGGTATCCCAACAATCTCAGATGTCGATCACAGATCTCCCAGAAGGCATCCTCCATGTGAGACTGCAATCGCTCGATCATGCGGGCGAACTTGATATCCTGAGCCGACAAAGCAATTCGTGTGCTCTGTGTGTCTTCGTTGTTGAAGTAGTTTCTCGGGAAGTTCAAAGCCGTGAACAGCTTGTTGCGGAAGTACACAGTGTCATCGATCTCGCCGAGGTTTTGAGCACCGGGCAAAGTCTCAACACGGGTATTTGCATTTGGACGAATTGGAATCCAGTAATCTTCGTCTGCCGCTGGAGCGTGCCAGCGTTCCTCAACGCCAGATGCGCCCGGCAGACTTCCGCCCTTCCGGCTGCTCACCTTCTTCTTCTTGAACTGATCCTTCATACGTTCGATGAAGGCTTCAGCCTTGTTCGGCGGCAACTGGGCCACGTCGATATAGAAAACACGTCGTTCCGGTGCCCGAGTCAAACGGTACACAACCATGGCGTCTTCCATCATTCTCAACTGATGAGCAGGCCCACGAGCCGCTTCGATCAAAGAAACGCCATATGGATAGAAGGTCTTTCTGTCATCGCCGATCTTGATGTGAATAATCTGCTCTGGAGCAAACCGAATAGCTGTCGCCTGTTGAAGATCGGCTTCTGTGGCTTGAGTGACTTCAACCCGAGCCAAGCTCTGGTAGTCCGGGCCTTCCTTCGACTGTTGAAACTCAACCAGCTTGCCTTTGGTTGTTTCGATTCGGTACATGCTATCAGGCGGCAATGGCACCAGATTAAGAACGCCGTCTTTGGGGTTCTCGGTATCAATGACGATTTCATAGAAGAAGTCGCCCATTGAGAAGAGCCGTTTCGCCATATCCCACATCTTCTTCTGATCGAAGTTGAGCATCTTGCGATGGAACAACAGATATTCGAGTTCTTCTTGAATCTCGACGTTGTTACAGTTGACGGTCATAACTCGACCATCATCGTCCTTCTGGCAGTTGTGAACGATTCCCCAATCTGTGGCGAAGTTCTGATGGCCTTCAACTGACAAGTCGTAAACATCGATCTCTCTCCATGGTTGAATGCCAATCACACGGCGATGATCCTTCTTCTTGCCGAGCCACTTGAGTTCCTTATTGGAGAAACCGGCTTTCTCGATACGCTCCCTGACTGTCCTGAAATCACTACCTGTCAACTTGTTGATCTGGCGAACCGACAACCCTTCAGTGACCATCTGGCAATAACTGTTGACCTGCTTCATCGTTTCTGAGGTCTTGCCGCTCGTCCAATCATCAACAAATTGTCGCTCATGAATCCAACCCTTGTCGTGAGTCCAGATACGGGCGAACTGATTAGTCTTCAGATTTGTAAGATCTTGCCGTGCCGAGAGTCGGTAGAATGGCATCAACTCCGATCCATGTTCTAAACGGCCAGCTTCAATCCACGTTCGATCCGCCATCAAGATTCTGTGGTCCGGTGTGCAGATGAAATAACTACCATCGTCCAGCTTCACCTTAATGGTCATGGCTTTCTTGGTCTTGCGTGGATTGAAAGCCCAGCCTAGCGTGTAGTCACGCTTATCGAAGTCGAAGCAATAGACCAAGAAGCGTTCTTCTTCGCTCTCAGCCAATTCTTGTATTGTTTTGAATCCGTGTGGCGTTGCAATTTTTGTATCGCCAGCCAAACACGCTTCGTCTGCAAAGACCGTCATCGCCATTTCGATTTCGGCCATATTTCTGAGACGTTCGTACTCTTTATATCTGTGGACACGGTTCGTCACCGTGGACAAATCCACAAAATCGTTCGTATCTCGCAGACGGATGGCACCACTGCCACCACCCCACGATCCGTCTTGTCCCGCCCGAATATCAGGAATTGCGTCAGGTTGTGAAACGCCTGCGCCACCCATATCCCGATGACTTCTTCTGGTCAGCGGATCATCTGTGAATGCGTAAGTGAATACCTTAAAAAAGTCCCACCAAGCCATGTGCTCTCCTTTGGGTGATCATTACCCTAAAACTGTTACCTGTTGGTAGTTATTAGGGTCGTTGCAATTTTTGGGGCTACATTCAATAGAGTACGGAGGACACCATGTCTGGAAAATCCAGATGGCTGTTCGCAGCATCTTTCCCGAAACTCGGGGAGATACCTCCCCAGTTCGTTAAGTTGATCACTCGTCCTGAGTGGTCTGAAGAAACTAAATCACCAACTCCAAACGGCAGCTTTACTACAAGTTACATAGGGTTCGTACAATCCACCTGTCCCGATCTGTTCGAGATATTGGGCGGGTTCTATAAGTTCGGCAGCGATCTCTTCACAGAAGAAGGCAAGATGCTCGAAGAGATCGCACAATACATGGGATCGGCCACCTTGGACTTCCAAGTTACCGTGGCTCCAAAATGCCCCAACTGTAATCACTCATTGGGTCTATTCTTTGGAAGCAGTGGCCCGCTGGAAACCATAGAGCGATGGAGCTTCTCTGGTGTCTGGCCGCACTCCGTCAATTTTGGCGAGTTGTGCTATTCCTCAAGTGAGGAGATTGATCTGGAAATCACATGGAGATACAAGACATGTGAATACGAGCACCTGATGCTCAAGGAGAAACAGAATGTCTGAAACAACACAGTTCCCACCATGGAACACAGAAAACTATGGATTTGATTTTGGAGATGGACTTCCCGAGAACACGAAAGAGATGCCGAAAATCTATGGCCTCAAGACGCCCGAGAAGCACAAGTTTGTTTTTACAGATGGAGTCCCCGAGCCACCCAAGAAGGGTGAAGTGATTTCCAAGCCCGGAAGCATGGGCCTTGGAAAGCTCGGCATCACCAACACAACTTTCAGAAGAAAGTGGCGTTGGAGCGTCTCAGGACAGTTCGGCGATCTGAATCTCTCAGAAAAGATCATCAAAACCCAACGTCCGCAGATTGACTCAGAAAGCGGCCTCGTTGAAGACAAGACGTTTAAGACGCACTTCGATGAAGCCCCGAAAGATCTGATCGACATCGTGACCACCTTCATGTGGCAACATCCTGATGACCAACTCACAAGGGAAGGCATCGAGAGATGGAACAACAAGCTCGGCACACTGAAGCTGACTCTTTATGATGGCACAGCAACAGTCATGGAGACATGGGCTTTTGAGGGTGTACATGTCAAATCTGTCGAATTTGGTGAACTGGATTACTCATCTAGTGAGGAACCAATCATCGATGTTGTGTGGGGATTCAAAAAATGCACTTGGGAAACGCCTGCTTACTTTTCACCCATCTCGGGAACGACGAAAAAATCGTCGAAGTGCTTGACCGGCACCCCAACATATGTGTGTACCACACGGGAAATGAATACCATCACCCGGACGATTTAGACCGTCTTTTCAAACTTCCTCATAAAAGAAACAACGCAGCGGCAATTTGGGTGGACGTTCTGTACTACAACGAACAGTTCACCTGCCGTGCGTTGTGCGATTGCTGTAAGTTCATCTTCTGGATGACCGACTACGATCAAATCGATCTGCCCGAACCCGAGCTTTACTATAAGTTTCGGGTTCGTGGCATGAGGGAGTACCACAGACGAACCAAGGGTTTGTGGAATCCGTCACTTCTTCAGGAAGATCTTATCTTTGACGCCATTCTTGGATGAGAAGACCACATAGTCTGCGGTGAACTCTTCGCCTTCCCATTTTGTTTTTCCACGATGTTTCCAACCCTTGCCCTTCTTAACGTATGCAACGGTGATGTGGGGGCGATAACTGCTGTACTTGTTGGTGTGCCTAACCTTCTCGGCCAATACCCCATTCCACTTTGTTAAGTCTTTGCTGGTCACATCAATGACCACAACATCAAACTTCATGGGATTGGTGAAGATCTCGATCTTGTTGAGCTTCACGGTGATCGGCCCAGCGTCGGCCAGCAGATGTTCTACTTGGTTGGGGCTCTCGGAGTGGATTCCGTACAGAATGGTTGCGTGCATCTCGTCTTCCCGGCCAAATGTCGGGTCGCTCTGACTGACGAAGATGTCGTCGTCCGAGATGTTGTCTTTGCCCCATAGAATGATCTCCTCAGCAAGTTGCGATGGCAAATCGATGTGAACCGAGGAGAAGTCGTAGTTCACATTTTTCATGACGTGTCTTTCTAAATTCTGCTCATCCCCCGAATCGCTGGCGTCGGCTGCTGTGGTGCAGGCAGTCCTTTTTGTGCGGGAGGTCCGCTCAACAACTTCTGAGCACCGTCTGCGGCCTGTTGCAGTTGTTGTGCGATTTGAGGAGCACCGGGATTCTGGGTCTTAGCCAGAGCATCGTTCAACGCACCGAGGGCGGTGTTGAACTGTTGCAATGTCTGCATATTCGGAGTTGCTTGAGTTGCCCCCGTTGCAGGAAGTCCCGATCCTGATGTAACAGGGGTGCTTCCGGGCGTATTTACAGCAAGATGTCCTGCTGGCGGAAGCTGTTGAATTTGTTCTGTGTCTTGTGCGGCCTCTGGTGCCGCTTCTTCAGGTTGGGCCTGTTGCGGCCCGGCTGTTGTTCGACCACCCGACTGCCAAGCATTCACGAAAGCTGGTCGTCCGCCCTGATAGTTCTGATACTGATCGGCGAACTTCGCAGCGGCATTACCGGCAATACCGGCCATTTGATCTGTGAACCCACCGGGCTGTGTCAGCTTGTTCGCAGCCCAATTCACACCCATCTGTGGAACCTGTGCCAGATGGCCCGGTGTCTTGGCCGCTCCCATCAATGCTTTTTGCCACATGGGGGCGTTCTGGGGGTCATAACCCATTTGCTTCGCACCCCAGTCCACGACATTGTTCCAACCCTGCCCAGCCATAGCTGGAATTTTGGTTCCAGTCATCAGACCCAGCACGTTCCCAGCCGCATTTCCTTGCGGCTGACCTTGAGCCGGAATGTTGGGAGGAGGAATAGGGCTGTCATATTCTTCAGGCCCGAATGAGATATCGTCTCGGGCTGCTTCCCTTAGCAACTGATCCAACAATTCGTCTGTGGATTGGTAGCCGTGCTCCAGAATGACAGGCATTCCGTGCTTCTCCCAAAACTCTTGGAAAGGCACGCCTCTGTGATCCAGAACCACGGAGATGAAGTACAACTTCTGTCCAACGGTTACAGAATCACGGTGCTCTCTGTATTCATTGAAGTTCATTGATCTCCCATGTATCCTTGTTGACCAGTGGCCTTCATCACATCACGGAGAGGGGTCTTAGGATTCCTCTGCCAATTTCGAAGAGCCGAAGGTGTGATATTGCCGAGGGCATCGCCCTTCTGTGGGTTGCCTTGGCGACCCAACTGACGAATAGTTTCAGTGCCTTCTTCGCCCGGCTGCCAACCCATTCGATTTGCATGTGCGCCAACACGCTTGAGGGCGTTGGCTTTGTTGCCGCCAACGATTCCCTTTTCAGCATCACCCACTCGTTGTTGAGCGGCTGCCGCTTGATCTGGAGTTCCGCCGTAAGCGTCCTTCCCAGCCAAACCGCCATTGACGACGCCTCGCTGTTGTCTTTCAGCTTCGGCTCTCGCCAGTTCGCCTCTTCTGAGACCGCCTTGATGTTGCTGATAGGCGTTTTGGTAATCCTGTCTGTATTCTGGGCCACCTTCTCCTGCTCGACTGACTTTCGGCATCCAGTTCTGAAGCCATCTGTTGGCAGAATTTGAGAGCAACTCAGCCGCCTTCCAAGCGTGATGTTGGTTGGGGCTGTTCATAGCCAATCGCTGAGCATCTTTGGTGAACTCGGAGATCTTCTTGGCAAACAGTTGCTTGATAGGCCCAACGATGTTTTGAGCCTTCTGTCTCATTGCGTCTGAGGCAGGGGCGGGGCCAGTTGGCCTCTGTTGCATTGTGGAAGGGGCAGGAGTGCCCTGATCGTCGCCGCCCACATTGCCAGCGGGGCTTGAGCCACGATTCATCAGGTTGTTCCAACCGTTTCGGATTCCTTGAAGAAAACCAAACTCCATGAGATCCAATGTCTCTTCTGGGGTTTGGGAAGCTCCCTCTATCAAAACGGGCATGGCGGTTTCCAGCCAGAAATCGTCGAATCCTTTTCCTGAAAACGCAATTGTTTCGCACAAGGAATCGAACTTCTTGAAGAGTTCGATGTCGTCCCGGCGTGATTTGTACTCTGAGAATTTCATATGTTTTGTCCCCCGGCCATTTCGACTATTTAGACGAGAGACATGAAATTCTTAACCATTCAGGAGTTGATCGTTCGGAGGATTGTCTGACTGCTGGTCAAGCTCATCCAACTTGTTCTGTTCGACGGCAATCATGGAATTCAGTTGAGCGAGGGATCGATTACGAGCCTCTTCCGAAAATGGCGTATGAGAAGCCATTGCCGTGCCGCTCTGGACGTTTCCCCACCATGTCTCGAACTGCGATCCCGTGAGGGCTCTTTTCCGGGTCTGGGTCTTCTGAGCTTTATCAAGCTTGTTCATAGCTTGCTTGATGTGACCACGAGCCTCCATCACAGCCGGATTGTGAGGCATCGAATTCAATGCCGTTGATAGTGCTTGTTGCAGAAGACTCTGGGCCTTCTGGAGTTGATCTTCTTTTTTCATGTGTTTCCTTGTACCACTTCTCGGCGCACGCATAGGAGCAGCCGCCCTTACACGATTTAGTGTGAACCACTTCAATTTTGTACCGAGGAGGGCCGGGGCGACAGGGGATGTTGACATCCTCATCGCACCAAACCTTAATTGTTTTCGGCGTAGTTGTATTCGTAGGAGATAACGAATCCGTCTTGAAGTTCTTCTGGGATCGCAATCGTGCCCATTTCATAACAAATGAAACCAAATCTCTCATCTGTCTCCTTCCATTGCAGTCGCCCATCTCCATCATCTGTGAACAACTTGTTGTTGCAAATACCGAAGATTGAGTTGTTCAACAAGCTGTGAAATTTCAGATTCGCCGTCACACTCATCAACTGTGCGACCCTTTCCCACTTCTGAGGCTTCTCGTCTTGGACGAACTGCCATTCATAGCAAAGATCCAAAGTGCATCCTTGAGCCAATTCTACGAGATTGAGCGTGTCTTTTACGTCACGTCTCTTCAACCAATGATTTTTCATTTTACCCTCAATTTGTTACCTAGTTTAAGTTAGTTCTACCAGCCGAATTCTTTAAGCAACGCATCGTGTCTGCGTTTGGCCCCGGTGGAGATTGGCAGATCATCGTCGTTGATCGACTCAAACATTTCTGCCTCTTCATCAGTCAGCCAGTCGTCAGGAGCATTCTTGGCGAGTTCGGCCCGGATCTCATCCAAAATCTCAGCTTTGTATGCTTCCGAGTAATCTTCTGTGTCGCCAACGCCAGCAGGCGTGAATCGGCCCATGCTGTCTCGGGCATACAGTGCCAAACACAAAGCCATTACTGCATCATCATGGAAGCCACCCGAAGCTTCAGCACGTTTTGTCTGAGCATTCCAGATGAAACCCTTCAATTCTTTAACGAATCGACGGCTGCGAATAGCGATACTGTTGTTGATCAACCGTGTCTGCATTGTTTCAAGGAACTTCGGTCGATTGCTGCGTGTTGTCTTGATGCCAGCCTGCAAGGTTTTGCTGCTGGTGCCCTGAGAACTCTGGAACAAGTTCTCGTAGTAGAAGTCGTGTTGCAGTTTCTCCAACACTGTCAAGCCAGCGTTCTGTGATTCAACAATGATCATGGCGTTGTTGTAGGTGCGACCGACTTGTGCCAAGATCTGAGCAAAGTTGTGCGGTGGACAGAGGTTTGAATAGAACTCTGCACATTGTTCACACGTCACTGCGTCGATGACCTCAAAGCAACTGTTGTCGTTCTCTTCGCCCATACCTTCAGCACAGTCAACGCCGATGATGTATTCTCGGCCCTCGACAGGCTCACGCCAGATTTGTAGAGCCCCACGCTCCCATGTGTCGAGATCCTCCACCCGTTGGTCACGAGCTTCATCTAAGTTGTTCCACTTTTCGAACAATAGACGAATTGGCTCAATCTCACGAGTTACGAGATCGAGATCGTTGATGATGTCAGGCGGGATGTAAGATTCACCGGCACCCAAGAAGTCACGCATAACTTCCTGAAGCCAACCTTTTTCACCAAGCTGAGCACGGGTCTGCTTGACCCAAACCGGGTCGTTGTATTCGGGGTGTTCCCAGTAGTCGAGTTCAATGATGTGGAACTCAGAACCGAATCCCACGCCCTTTTTCGCTCCCATGAACACGTCATAGTACCAGTTGCCCACGCCGTTCACCGTCGAGACGGCGATACAGTGACCACCGGTCGAGATTGTCGGGAACATGGACTTCCAGTGTTTTTCCATTTGTGGCACGAAGGCCGCTTCGTCCAGAACCAGATATGTGATCGATCTACCACGAGCAGCTTCCGGGGTATAGAAGAACATCTTGCATCCGGTATCGGCGAACAACTTTTGGTGGTCGTTGTTCTTTTCCATTTCGGGGTGCATCCACTTGGGAAGCTCCTGCAAGGCTCTCTTAACGATTTCGCCAGAAGCGATAGCTTCACGGTCAGATTTCGACAACACCATGATGGTTTCGTCGAGCTTAAACATACATCGCCACATGCACCACAACACGGTTACGGTTGTCAGGCCACCTTGGCGGAATTTTGAAAGGATATTGAAGCGGTGTCGCTCATACTCCTGCACAACACGTCGCTGGTACTTGTACAAGATGAATGGGAGGAGACCCCGTTTCGGATGAGCAATCTTAACGTACTTGTGGCAGAAGTAAGGAAATGACATGGCACATTTCAGAAGTTCTTCCTTCTGTTTGGCTACGTCATATTCCTCAATCTCCTCGAAGGGTTCGAGGGGATCAATATCTAGTTCCCATTTGTTGAAGCCGAAATACTCGGGATCATATTCGTTCGCATAGAACTCTTTTAAGGAACTGTAAGACTTCTTCCAGTTCGAATCGATGTCTGCAAATTTCTTCATGCGGGGTTCCTCCCAACTCACTGTTACCGAAAGTAGTTATTAAGGAACCTCGCATTTTTTCTCAGAAATTTTCTGGGGTTGTACTTTAAGATGCGTCTGGTAGAATCAGCCCAACATAGGAGAATTGTATATGACGACCAAACAAGTCCTCGCCTTTCTGCTTACCTTGAGCACGCTCGGATGTATCGCTCTTGGTGTGAAGTACCTACATGACCATCGAGTCAAGCCACCAGTGGTGGTAGAACAACCTCCCAGCCACGACGGGGAAACGACCCCTCTCCCAGAGGTCAAAGAGCATACTGTCGAGGAAGCCGTCGCCTCGATCACAGAAGAGGAACTCAAGACGGACCTGTACTATTTGGCCTCTGACGAACTGGAAGGCCGCATGTCTGGTAAGAAGGGCAATGTAACGGCTGCGGCTTTCATTAAGGCCGAATATGAGAAGATGGGTCTGGAAACCATGTATCACAAGTTTCCGATTCGCCGTCTCAATCCGGGGCCGAAGAATGAGCAAGGTGATGATTTCACTCAGAACATCTATGCTTGGATTCCCGGCAATGACCCGAAGTATAAGGACGAAATCATTGTCATCGGGGCACACATGGATCACATTGGCTATGGCCCCAGCATGTCTCGGGCTCCTCGCCGCTTGGAAATCCACAATGGAGCCGATGACAACGCCTCGGGCACTGTGGGTCTGCTGGAGATTGCCGAAGCCTTCTCGTTGGTTAAGGATAAAGTGAAGCGAACCATCGTCTTTCAGTCCTACAGTGCCGAAGAGATGGGCCTGATCGGCAGCCGCTACTATTGCGATCACCCGGTGTTTCCACAGGGAAGCCCAGACATCAAGAAGCACATCTTCATGTTGAACATGGACATGATCGGGTACTTAAACAAAGGCGTGTACTTCGCCGGGTTCGATGCCGCTGAAAGCTCTGTTGACATTTCAGCCATAATCAACGATCTTAACGAAAAGTACACGTTTGCCAGAAGAATCACCAGCCGAGGGAGTGGCGGAAGTGATCACGCTTGCTTCTACAACAAAAAGGTGCCTATTGCTTTCCTCCACACTGGAGGGCACCCGTACTACCACACGCCAGACGATACAGCGGACAAAATCAATTACGCTGGTATCGAGCAAGTTGCCCGTTATGGCTTCGAGTTGGCGTGGAGAGTGGCGCAATCTGAAACGCCGCCTCGCTTCAACCATGCGTCCTTTAAGGAAATGGACTATGTTCATGACCATGGACATCCTGAAGTTCCGTTCGCTCATCCTTATCATCAGGAAGAGTGGGAACGTGAGCACGGACATCCACACAATCACGGACGAGACGACGAATAGAAAGGTTCAAACATGACCAACGAAGAAATCATTGAATTGCTGCAAGAAGACCTGAAAAACGAACGAAAGCATTTGGCTGCATACACACAGTTTGCCGTCAATCTACGGGGCCTCCATCGAGAAGAACTCCGGGAGTTCTGTGAGAAGGAAGCCGCTGGCGAACTCCAGCACGTTCTACAATTCTCAGAACTCATTGTCCATCTGGGCGGTGTTCCGGGCATCGAAGTCAACCCCTATCCAACCGACATCAGTTGTCCGGTGGCGATCATGAAGGCCATCGTGGAAATGGAAGACGAAGTTGCCGATAAGTATGCCGAGCGTCTACGTCAGACGCACGAAATGGAGAATGCAGCGACGGCTTACGTCCATGTCTTCTATGAAGAACAAATTGCCGACTCGTGGCGCACGGCCCGAGAGGTGGAGCAGATGATTCCACAAGGGAGGCACGTTGACCACGACTGACGTGAAGCTCTCCAAGAGAGAGATCCGAGTCCTGTTAGATGCCTTAGAAGAAGCGAATCGAAAGTACGTTTCACGGGGAGGTTCACGGGACTTCGCTTGGGAAGATGAGCATGATGCTTTGGAGAAAAGATTAACGGAAGCTCTTCAACAGTCACCTGAACCAAAGGGCAAAAGCGATCAGACGATTCAGGCTGTTATGGGGACCATCATCTTCCTCCAGATCATCTTTTTTGCGTACTTGTTCCTCTGCATGTAAGGATGCTGCAATGTGGATCGTACTCGCTTTATTGCTGACTGGGCACATAGATCATGATCCAAGTCTCAAAGACAACGTGGAGATGATTGAACTCAATCATCTTTATGACGGTCAAGGAAAACTGGTGCTTGATCAATGGATCTTCTATGACTGGAGTGGTCGTTTATCCCAGTTTGTTGTGGTTGATTGGCGTCGGTCGAAGACCGACATATTTGTCTCCAAGAACTGGAAGACCGGCGAGTACAACCTGACTTTCTTTGACGGGGATTATCTCCGAAAGATCAGGTCGAAGATCTATCGAGAAACGTGGACACAATACGATCCAGAGTTGAAGAACCGAGAGATTGTGCCGGTCGAACACCGCAGACTTCTAACACCACCGAGAAAGTGAAAACATGCCAACAGAACATGAGTACAAGTATGTGATTGATTTGGCTCTGGCCGACAAGTATTCCCACAAGGACATCAAGTCCATGGCCGACCATTTCACTCACATCAAACAGGGCTATCTGGCATTCTCTAAGGGAATGACGACTCGCATCCGCTGCATCACCACCACCAAGAAGGAGCGGTGGTACTTAACTTTCAAACAGAAAGTTGGCAACCGAGTCATAGAAGTTGAGAAGAAGATCGATTCTCGTGACGGCCACGATTTGTGGGAAGTTTGTGTCGGAAAATTAAAGAAAGATCGGTATGCCATCGATAATGAAGGTATCACATGGGAATTGGATTTCTTTAAGAAAGGCACCCTGTACTTCATTTTGGCAGAAGTCGAATTGGAAGAAGGGGCACCAAGGCCGAAGAGTGTGCCGGGGTTTCTTAAGGAATACATTCTTTATGAAGTTCCCTTGACTGATGACCGTTTTTCAAATAAAAGGTTAGGAGACGCAGAGTATGCGACTGGCCTTTACGCAGCGATTCAAAAAGGAGAAATCGATGGCTACTACAACGACACAGAGGACACATAGGAAGGTCTATGACCTTGTGTCCAAGAAGCCGGTTGCCCGCTTCTACTACCAAGGCAACCACACGCACCCAATTCGCCGCACCGTCCTCGTGATCGAAGAAGACGACACGAAGCTGGTCGGCTACGAGTTCCGTGCCGGAAACGTCGTGCGAACTCGTGAAGAAGCGTTGTCCTGCATCCGTACTTACAGAAAGGATCGCATCGCCAAGTGGGGTGACTATTCTCGCCTCCGCATGACGACAAAGACGTTTCTCAAAGACCCGGACAAGACCACGCTTGAACGCTCGTCCATCGTCACGATGTTCAGCGAAGGACCATAACACCTTTGCGAATCAGGTGTTTTGAAAGACGCAGCAATGCGTCTTTCTTTTTGCGCCATCTTAAACTACAATGAAATCATGAACGACAACTTTTTCCAACATATGATGAACCGAGGCTTCCTCATCTTTGAGGCCGGTACAAAATTTGTACTGACCAAACTTCCGACTCCTGCCGATCCTCGGCCTGCGATCACAGATGAAGTGAAGGCGAACACATCAGAGCTTGAGTTTGACTCATGGGATGCCGCTGTCGCTAAAGCCAAATACCTATGTCAATGGCAGGATCAAGTCAACGAAACCATTCCTCATCAAAACGGCACAGGGTGGTTGATGCAGATGATGTATCAGCATCGTGGCTTGGGTCGCAAGGTCGCTGAATTGGGCGAGGTTGGGCCTGTCAGCTACGACAAAGCCAAGGCAGAAGCCGAAGAGCGTGCCCGACGATATGTTGAAGATGGGTTCGCAGAAGGAGAAATCGAAAGATGGGAAGTAAGGATCAGGCCATTCAAGAAATCAATCAGCACTACCAGTCCAACCTCGCAGAACACAGCGATCAACGGCATCTCCGACTTCTAAAGCGATACGGAGAACAGTGCGATTCTATCACAGAGATCGGCTTTCGGGGCGGCGTCTCTGCCTCAGCCTTTCTGGCATCGTTGCCCAAAAAGTTCACCGCAGTTGACTGGGATCGCCATCCCTTCAAAGTCAACCGGCTAGTTCTCAACGCCATGCAGCAGCGATCTGAGGCCGCTGGCATTCAGTTTGAGTTCATCAGCGGAGACAGCCTTCATGTGAGACTGGAGCCGTGTGACTTGCTGTTCATTGACAGCTTCCACACCTACGAGCATTTGTTCCTCGAATTGATCCGGCACCATTGTCGGGCTCAGAAGTTCATCCTCTTACACGATACAGACGTGCCGACTTGTCCGGGGATGTTCCACGCTGTCGAGGACTTCTTGTTGGATAATTCTGATCTGTGGGATCTGGAAGCAAGACATCGAGAGTCGCCCGGCTTGACGATTCTTCGCAGGAAGGCTCCCGACGATCATCGGGGCTATCCTCGGGTGGTAATACGGACCTTGGAACTGGCTGTGGCCCGTCAGAAAGAGATGTACTATTCCCAAATTGATCAAACAGGATCTTCCAATCAGCAGTGGCATGATTGGGCTTGGAGCGAGTTGATGAGATTTTCTGATCGAGAGCGTTGGCCGCTTGCGAACAAGTCGAGCGGGGCAACCGAGATGGTTGCTTCATATCAATCTCGTCAAACAGAGAGTTGAGGTCGTTGGAATACGCTGTCCTCTCCGTAACAAAAACATGGCACCCCGTTTTTTGAGGTGCCATGGAGTTTTGCTCGGAAGGAAAATTATACAGCTTGAAGTCTGTCCAAATTTTCCACCTTCTCTCTTTTGTTACATGACAAAGAACATGTATCCGAAGAAGGCCAACTGTGCGATCAGAATGCCTGCCATAACGATGTTAATGACACCATCGTTTTTCTTCTTGTCAGCCACATTCTTCTCGACCACTGATTGGGCATTGAAGATTGGTTGCGGCTGTGGCTCATAAGCCATTGGCATTGCTTCTGACTTGTGATGGATGACAGGCTCCATGTGCTCCATAAGAGCGGAGACACCTGCAACAACACCATCAGCTACCAGCTTGTCGATCTCATCTTTGCGAACATAGTCGCCATCGACGATCTTGGCGTGGTCGGCCAGACCAATACGTTCACGCACTTGCATAGGCGGTTCTGCATCTCTGGAAATGACCTCACGCTGCACGACTTCACCGTCACGCACCAACTCATGAGTTTCTTTGGCGACGATCTTCTTATGCTCTCTGACAATTCGCTTTTCAAGTTTCTTCGGTCGTTTTTCCTCAGCAAAGATTTCAACAATCTCATTGCCATCTTCATCGAAGGAAATGTGACGTTCTGCGTGGCGACCGTCATCCAATGTCAGATGTTGAATCTGCACATGGTCACAATGTTCGTCGCAGCAGTGATGCTTATTAGCCATAATTCCCCTCCCGTGGGTAAGTTCATAGAGATGATCTACTACACCTCTATGTATGCAGAGTTGATCGGATTTTGGGTGTGGATTTCGGTCAGAGACCCCACCTCATTCTGAGTCTTTCCCAGAACGATTGTTTTTTCTCACGGACTTTCAGGGCTCGCTCCTGATCGTGCTGGGCTTTGGATTCTTTTTCTTTTTTCTTGGACGCCGTGTACAGACGGTCGATCATGGATTCCCATTCTTCGAACGGAGCATAGGCTTCAAGTTCGCCAGCCACTTCTTTGTAAACCAGATACCCTTTGTAGGTCACTGTCAGCTTGTGATTGGCTTGGTGGTACTGAACCTCCAAGTGCATCCCTCGACTAAGCCCATCGAATATGTAGCCCTCGTGATGCACGAAGTCATCGCCCATCTCGGCGATCTCATCACGAGACACCAACGGACCTTTCTGTTCGCTCATTGTGGTCTCGAAAACCTCGTCCACAAAATCATCATAGGGATCATCCATGAAAACTTGATCAAAGAGACCACTGCCCTGACGCAGTATCGGACTGCCCAGAGTTCTCACAATCACGCCAAGCTTCCCAGAAGGCCCCATCAAATTCTTCTTCGTGGCTTCTATGGTTCGCTTTTCACGGATGACTGCTTCTTTTTGATCCCAAGGCATCTTACCTCCTCCTGTTAACCCTATATAGGGTGGAGGTTCTTATGAAAATCGTAGACAAAGTAATGGAGTTTCTGGGCTTCGAAAAAGTTACCGAAGTGGGTGCCAACCGCAGTAGCCGCACTCGCTGGAGACGACGACCCGGTACAGCAAAAAGCCAATCCGTCAACAACGAACGGATTGAGTATGTGCTCAATGACATGAGCACGCCACAACTGGTAAAGATGGTCAACACACCACAACCACCAGCGGCCCCGAAGTTCGCAGTTAAGGATTTTGCCGGTGGCGGATATCCCAGAGGGAGCGTCCAGTCTCAAGCAGCCAACTGCGCCGTGACGATCAGCAACGTGCTGAATTTTCACACCAACTTCACAGACAAGCCGGTTCACAAGTGGAGTGGCACGCCTCTTCTGGCTGTGTTCCCGAGAGCCGGGCAGGATCTCAATGCGTACTACGACCGTCGCACCTTGAGTTTCTTCTATTTCGGCCACAAGGCAATTGGCGGAACTGTGTTTGCCGCCGACTCGGCAGACATCGTGTCTCACGAACTTGGACATGCCATTTTGGACGCATACCGACCTGACACATGGGCTGCTGCCTCTCTGGAAGTGTGGGCTTTCCACGAAGCTTTCGGTGACTTGACAGCCATGATCAACCTGATGTCGCACCGGGAGATGTTGCTTTATGCCATCAATCAGACAGGCGGCGATATGCGTAAGCCGAACGTCATCTCTAATCTCGCTGAAGATTTTGGCCGTGCGATCTTTAAGTTGACCGGACCAGCAAGCGGGCGTAACCCAGCTTACCTGAGAAGTGCCATTAACGATTTCAAGTATGTGAACCCCGGCACACTGCCAGAAGAAGCTCCAGACAACAAGTTGGCCGCAGAGTGCCACAGCTTTTCCAGAATCTTCACTGGTGCCTTTTATGACATTCTCGTAATGATCTACGAAGATATCAGAAGCAAGGGAAACCTCGGTCCCGTTGACTCCTTGGCCCAAGCACGCAACTGGTTGTGGAAGTATGTGCTCAAAGCCATTCAGAACGCTCCGATGAACGTCAAGTTCTTTGAGTCTGTGGCAAAGACTATGTTGTGGGCCGATGTGACCCTGAACAACAAGACCTATCATGATCGCATGATGGAAATCTTCATGAATCGAAACATGATGACTCCTCAGTTCCGAATTCTTTCGGCACCGACCTGCGACAACGACAACGCCATCATGACAACTCAAAGCAAGATGACCCTCAAATTGGGCGATCACCTGCTGCGAGCCCAGTCCAACAACCCGTTGTATGATGTGGAAATCGAAATCCCACAAGATTCGGTCTTTCTGTACGACAACAACAAGCAGTTGATCGATGCGATCTCCTGCTCGGACGAAGATGCCTTGAGTGGTGCTCAAGACATGATTACCTACCTGCACTCTGCACGTCTGGTGGATGATACAGACAAGACGCCGTTTGCAGTTCAAGAAGGCAAGTTGGTTCGAACCCACTTTGCCTGCAAGTGCTGTCGATAAGGAGATTTTATGACTTGTTCTAATTGTGGTCCCAGCAAATACTCGCCCGAATACAACCGGAGGTTTAAGCCAGAAAATGCCTCCGGTTGTTGTGGCGGCAATAGCCCTGACTGCGACGTTCCCAGCAAGGCCGTCGAAGGCAGTCCGCTCTGGGACTGGGAACAGGAGCACGGAAAACTCGTTGCCCACATCACTAAGAAGCTCGGGGACGACGGAAGATTCTTTCTGGAGATCGAACGTGTCGCCTGCGGGAAGTCCAGCACCCGCCAAGAGAGAAAAGGCTGCTGTTCCTTAAAATACCGGGTCGTCAGATAGCCGGTTTTCTGTAATTATTTGGATCGAGATCCGCTTGCGTTTTTTAAGTAACGGATCTACTATACTCTTACGTCTCTCAAACAAGGTAGGAGGTGATCCGATGTGCTTTTCAACCGATATGCCTGAGTGGCTTGAAGAAAGCCGTGGTTTCCAAATGGTCGAAACGGTCAGCGATGACTACGACGATGACTGGGATGAAGATGATCTCGACGATCTCGACGACGATGATTATGACGACGACGACTACAACACCTACTCATACGAGGATGACCTCGACGAAGACGACGAGGATGACGAAGACGACCTAGACGACCTCGATGATGACGATTGGGGCGACGACGATGACGACGACCTCGATGATGACGATTGGGACGACGACGAATCTCGACGACGATGATTGGGATGACGACGACGAATGAAGTTGGCGACTGAGTATCTTGTAAGAACAGGAGCGATCAGGGAATTCTTTAAGACGCCGTGCTCTTTGTGTCTCAATTCTTTGACACTGGGAGCACCAATGGTGTTGACAATTGAAGAATTCTCTGATCGCCCTTTCTTCAAGGTCACTCAGTACATTCTTCGAGACATCCCGCCCGAGATCCAAGTTCATGAAGTTGTCGATGTGTTCAATAGCGACAAGGTTTTGGTGCCGGGCTATCGGCCCATTTCCTACCGGGAATCTTACTTCCCCAGAGGGCTGAATTCTTACAATCACCCGATGCCAGAGTATCTCTGGAACCTCTACACGAAACAGTCATTGAATTCAGACAACCATAGAAGACACCGGGAGCACTGGCTGTGGTCTGTCTTTTCTCGCTTGGCTTTCGGCGACATCTACGACCAGATGGACGTTCTCCGGTTTCGGCCCACCCTGAAATTGACTTGGCAAGGCTGGAAGACCCGGATGCTTTTTGACAACTCGGTCGCTGCTGAGTTGATCTTCATGAAAAGCTTCCCGAAGCTCATTTTGCCTTCATCTTCTTCATCCTCTTGAGCATCAGTTTCCTGCGATGCGCCGGGGAAAGATAATCGGCTGTGGGTGATTTGACGCCAGACTTAGGCGGATTGTCGCCGCCTTGAGGGAAAGCTCCGGCCTCTTTGGACGCAATATCCCTGTAGTATCGCACAAGATCGATAGAGGACCAGTCTGGTCCGCCACCCGGTCCTCCGATATTCTCGTTCGTCTGTAACCACAATTTGAATCTCATCACACTTATATACTGTATGAGACATTCAGATTGGCACGGCATTATGAAGATCCTTGAGGTCACGCATCGTGATCCTGAAGGAAAGATCCTTTTCTACGAGAACAACATCCTCAACATCCTTCACAATGATGGGGAGGAATTCCTGCTCCGGGCAGCCTTCACAGGCGGAACCGTGAGCACTGTCATTCCCGAGAACTACTACTTGGGCCTCGACAATCGTGGTTCCTTGGATGTCGGAGACGACATGGATTCACTGATCGGTGAACCCCAATCTGGCGGCTACCAGCGTCAGTTGGTGAGTTCCTCTGGTGACTTCGCCATCAACTTCGAATCAGGACACTTCGTTGCCACCAGTCCAATTGTTGCTTTCCGATCCACTTCTGCTGACTGGGGGCCTGTGAGCAATCTGTTTCTCACAGACAAAGCTGACAATACCGGCTCCCTAATCTCTTCTGCGAGACTCTCCTCGCCGCTGATCGTCGCTCTTGGCGACAGCGTAACCATGCGAATCGGGATGCAACTTCGAGATTGTATCGATAGCACATCAGACAGCACATAAGCTGTCTGTAAGAACGCTCATGTCTTCCATTGTGACGAAATGAGCGATCTTCATTGTGGTGTCATCCTTCTTGACCTGATTGTGTTCCCTGTAGAAAAGGTATTGGCTTCCGCCATCTTTGATGTCTAGGAGGTTCTTTGACGATACTTCGGTTACGCACTTGCTGTAGTATTCCTCTTCGAGCTTTCCTTGTCGGCTCAACTCACGCCATTGTTCATCTGAGATCTCTGGCCGGGAGCTTTTGCGATGGGGCAAAACCACTTCGTATCCGTCTTTCAAAATTTGGATTGGGGTGTCCCGCTTACTGTTTTTCAAGTAGTAGCGGCAAAACACTTCACGTCCGGGTTCAGAGGTGAAATTCTTCGTAAACCACACAGGAATTGAGACCCCGGTGAGCACCAAGTCGATCCCTTCATGGAGGGCGTACCTTTGCTCTTTTGTCAGATAAATCTTGTGGTGAATTGTAAGACTCAACATCGATACCTCGCTGTTTTCATATATAACTGAGTAAGTCTAATCGAGATTGAGGAGAGCCTGTGTCGCAAAATAAAACTCTACTCCTGTTGGGGTCCGTGCTGATGATGGCTGTTGTCAACTTCTTCATGGTTGTTGGCTATCAGAACCACAAAATTCCGGGATACGATCTCTCGACGAATCCCATCGACAACATGCCGTTGATTGACAACGACCCATTTGCCGCTCTGGCACATGGCGGGGCTCCTATCGAGCAAAGAGACGCTGAATTTCGCAGATGGCTCTCTCAAGGGGTCAAGATTCGAGTCAGCGGTGCATCTGGTTCAGGAACCATCGTCTACTTCAATGAAGATGACGGTTGGGCCTATGTGCAGTCCTGCGGCCATCTGTGGTCCGGGAACATGAGTGCCGAGGAAGGCAAGCGGCGAAAGATTACATGCACTGTCCAGACTTGGTATCACAACGAAACCAAATTGGGCCAACCGCAAGACTACCAAGCAGAGGTTCTTTACTACAGCAACAGCCGTGGTCGAGACTGTAGCCTTCTGAGGTTCCGTCCAGACTGGGTGCCCAACTACCTTCCTATCGCTCCAGAAGACTTTCAGTATCATCCGGGAATGAGACTGCATTCGGTGGGCTGCGACGGCGGCAGAGAGGTTGCACACTACGATGTAGAAGTTGTTGGTTTAAGAGATGGCGATTGGCCCGATCTCGTCACCACAAGAAACAGCCCCCGACCGGGACGATCCGGTGGAGGGCTGTCATCCGATGACTACTACGTTGGAATCTGCTGGGGAACATCCAGCTACGACGGTGATGGGAACGGTTACTTCACGCCACTCAACACCATTCGTGAGTACAACAAGATGAACGGTTACGGTTGGCTTAATGATGTGGGCTTCAGTCTGGCACGCCAGATTCCCATCATCGACCGAAACAATCCACAAGGAAAATATCCTCGTGATTACATCCCATTGCCTCGTTAGTTCTTGGCAGCTTTTGTGTACTTGTCCACGTCCAGCCAAGCAATAGGCTTGGGACCGAAACCGCCGACGTAGTAGATGTCCTTGATCTTCAGCCGGTAAAAGGCGAAGTCGTGGAACTCTTCGTAGATCTTGGCGTCGGGAAATCTCTTGAAGTAGATTTCCTTGACAGCCTTCAGATCGCCATCAGGCACCTTCTCGAATTCACCCATCAACGTCACACGAGGGCTATCCAGTTCGGCTTCCTTGCTTGGCGTCGTGACAAACAAGCTGGCCTTTGGGTTTTTCTCGATGTTCTGGGTATGGATGGCGAGGGTGCTGATGAAGATCAGCGGACGACCTTCAGCGTCAACGGCATACGGCATGACAGAGCCAAACGGACCTTTCTCATGCGTGGTGCAAGCTGTTCCAACTTTTGTATCGCTGACCAGCTTGAAGGCCAACTCTTCTGCTGAGGGTTCGGCTGCCAGCAGAACAGCACATAGAAGAAAAGTCATTCTGACTCCTTTCAATATCCCAGCGAACCCAGATCGCCGTCCCACTTGGCTTCAGCCTCCGACTGAGACGAGTAGAAGGGGCACATCTCGGCATAGTCGCACGTTTTACAGTGCCAACCGACCTTGCCCCAAACTTTATCGGGATCTGAGTTCTCAATCTGAATGTAGGCGTCGTGAAGATCCTGCTCAACCTGCTCCAGCGATTCCTCTGTGTAGCAGCAACCGATCAGGTTTTCGCCTTCCAGATAGTAGAGTGCAGCCTTGATGTTTTCGGGCCTCAGATTGAACTCTCGCTGGACGACTCGGGCATACATGCGTAACTGAAGGTCGTATTTCACGGTTTCTGTGTTAACCCGCCACTTGCCCTTCTTGGTGGTCTTGTAGTCGATGATCCATGCCTTGTCGCCCTTAATGATTAACCGGTCGATGAAACCTTTGATGTGTCTTCCGTTTGGTGGATCGAGATCGTAGTAGAAGGGATGTTCGACGATACCGCCGCACCCGATGCGATCTGTAAGATTCTGGATGGCCCGAAGATGCTTCTGGAACTTTTTGGCGTAGTCATCTGGCAGCGGCGGGGCTTTGGTGCCATGTTCGTCCAGATCATACTTGCCTCGCAGAACGTCTTTCCCAAGTTGTCCCACAGAGAGTTCGCCGTTGTTTTCGACGTAAAGTTCTGCGACTTTGTGGACGATACTACCATAAGTGAAGTAGAATGGTTCTTCGCCGGGACGAGGGATTTTCAGGTGGTAGCGATATTTGTATTGTTGTTCGCAGGTGTCAAAGCATTTCTTGCGGCTCACTGAAATGTGGTTGATATTCATGATTCCTCAATTCTTTAAGGGATGCCGGAATAGCATCGCATGTCATCTTCCATTTTCGACGAAATCACGTTATAACTCAAGTGCTTTCTTAAATAACGAGGAGTCAGATGAATGGCAGTAGATTTCGACACATTCCTGCAATGGGCAAATGATCGGTTTGGCTCCTTCAACGTGAAGGTGCGGCACACTGCTCACGGGGTCGAAATCTGCACCCATTCCCCGTGGTCCGAGGAGATAATCGGCAAGACAGATCGCAAGTTTAAGCTCTGGATGAACTGCGAGGGCGGGAAGCATAAGGTCGATGAAGGGGCCTACCGTTGCTGGCTCACGGACAAATCAGGAACTCTCGTCGAACTCATGTCCAATTGGGACGGGGTTCCTTATGAAGAGGCTGAAGAAATGCTTCTGGGGGTGGCATCTCTCAGAAGTTTAGAACAGAAAGTCCACGATTTCTTCGGCTACCATGAAGAAGCCACAGTCGCTCCCACTGTGATCGTGCCACAAGCTGCGGAGATGGCTCTTCCAGAATACTGCTATCTGATCGACGAGATGCCGCCCAGCAGCTTCATGAGGATTCGGGCACGCCAGTATCTCAGAGATCGAAAGATTCCCACAGACGGGCTCTACGTCTGCACCGATGGGGATTACAAAAACCGCATCATCATTCCCTACTACGACCGAGAGGGCAGACTGATTTGGTACAACGCTCGTACCATGAGCACCAAAGAGAGTGTTCTCAGATACATGAAGCCACCGGAAGGAGATCAAGATCAAGTTTTATTCATGACCAAGTGGCCGCATTCGGGTTCCCAGATCTACATAATGGAGGGGGAATTCGATGCTATCACTCTTGCTTTGTGCGGCTTTACTGGCTGTGCTGTCGGTGGCAAATATATTACAGATACTCAGGTCCAGATGATCCGGGACTACCGGCCCATTCTCGCTTTCGACGCAGATGAGGCTGGTCTGGAAGCTCTCATCAATGTGGGCAATGGGTTGCTGGAAAGAGGGATCACCGATCTCATGTATGTAAGACCACCGAAAGCCTACAAGGACTGGAACAAGTTGCTGAAAGAACGCAACGTCCAGACTGTGCAGGCTTATGTGGAACGGTTCGTGAAACGCTTTACTTCTACGACCGGCGATATTCTGTTGTCGAATCAGCTTTCGATCTGAGGCTTGGGTTTGTCAATGTGCCCCATGCGAGCCATCCAATCAAAGTCGGCCTGAGAAACGTATCGAACCGACCCGTCTCGTTGAACCATTGGAATGTTGGCTTCCTCAGTGGGCTGAGACAACAACTTGGGCGTATAGCCGGGCTGAAGCCCGACCTTGCGTTTGTTGTTTTTGCTGATGATCTGGCCCATTAGCAGTTGCAACCTGCACAGCCGCAGTCCTTACAAGTACACTTGGAACAATCGCCTGTTTTGCAACCAGCACACGGGCAGGTGCAAGCTTGTTTGGCTTCTCGCATCATTTTCCATTTTCTCCATAGATTGAGTTCATCGACTCTTTTGAGTTTGCGATCCAGAAAGTCCGAGAAGGATTCTTCCTTCTCATCATCGTCATCGTCATCCACCTTCTCGGGCAAACCCTTGTGTTTGGTGGAAGCGAAATCTTCGGCGTCTTTCTTGGATATGCTTTTGGCGACCTTTTCGACTTCAGGTCCACCAACATCCTCGCCCTTCTGGCGAGCGTGGACCATGCCGAAAAATCGTTGTTGTTTCTTGCTTTTTGCTGGCATGATGTCCTCCTTGGTTTATTTATGATCAAAACCACAAAAACCAGACTATCTTAATTTTGCCCCGGTCAAACCAAACACTCTTATGCCTAACGGCCAATGGAAATATGAGACCGGGGCTTTTTTGATATGAACACAAAGACCATCCAGCACATGCAATACTTCGTCGGAAAAGTATGCAGCATCGTCACATCTTCTATGAACCGATCATTCGATGAGCAGACAGCCAGAGAGCATTTTGCCGTCAGAGTAGGGGAAGTTGGCATGGATGGCATCTGGGGAACCCACCCATACAACCCGGACATGGTGAGCTTTTTTGCTATGGCTCATGTCATCTCGATTCACGAGGAAACAGAACTGGACCCCAGCAATCCAGAACATGCGGCGATGATTGAGGAATATGAGAAGAAGACGGGCCAGAAGATAAAGAGTGATCTCAAACAAGCCCCGAAACCTCAGAAGAAGAAGACAGAACTACCGGTTCTAAATCAAACGCCGCCAGCACCCGTTCAGGAAGCCAGCGGCGATGCAACATTTGTTGATTTGGAAAGTCTTGAGCGACTCGCCGAGGATACCCGGCGAGCTTATGCTCAGTATGACAGTTTCGACTTACGCAAGTAGTTGCTCACGCAGTTCTTGAACTCTGCTCTTAGTGGGCCGAACGCCCTCTCTTAGAAGCTTCTTGTAGAGTTCAATTGTGTCTTGGAAGGTTTCGTTCTTGCCTTCGCCTGATTTGCGAGCCTTACGATCCTTCATGAATTGAGACATTGTTGAGCCTCGTGCCTGTTTTGGCTCCTTTGGCTTTGCTTCGCCTTCAGGCTCGGGTTCGTTGACAGGAAGGTGTCCACCATCTCTCTTCATGTCAGCCTGTTGTTGAGCGATGAGATCTTGGAGTTCTTTGTCCATATCTTCGTCGCTGGCCCCGGCTTCCTCTTCAGGGGCTTCGCCAGTCATCTTGCTCAACTTGGCAATATCGTGAGCCACGTTCATGACTTCCTTTTCCAAGTTTCCATCGCCATCCAATGCGTTCATTAAGGCGTCCAGTGGTGTGCCCGGATCTTGCATACTTTCCACATCTTCCTCTCGACCAGCCTTAGACAAAGCCTGCTTCATTTGAGCGGACAAGAATTTGTAGAGATTCTGCTTGGCACTTGGGTCTCCAGTCTTAGCAGCATCAAGCAACTTCTTTGCTCTTGCAAAGAGTTGTGCATCATCTAACGCACTTGTGCCGCCCTTTGATTGTGCGAATTTTTCCAAGTCCTCAGCATCGGCAGCCTTCCTGTTGATGGCGTCATCGAAGTTGCCTTGTGCGAGTTTTGTGATCGCATTCATGATCGCTTGCTGGTCTTCCTTGTCCAGTGCGATGATTCCAGCATCTTCGTCAGCCATGCTCTTGCCGAGCGGTTCTTGGCCCAATAGTTCGGCGATCTTAGCCTTCAGTTGGTCTTCGCCACCGCTGGCCTTCACCATGTGTTCGAGATCACCATCTTGCTGCAACTTCTTCAGAACCGAAGGAACCAACTGTTGTGCTCTGCCTTCAGGCTGAGCGGCTGGAGCTTTGGCTGCTGGAGCCATCTCTGGAGCGGCTTCTGCTCCGGGAGTCACTCCCGGTGCGGCTGGAGCGGCTGGAGCGGCTTCTGGGCCGGTGACGCCGAGCTTGCCGTAAATCTTGGCAAGCTTCTCTGGCGGAACCTCTTGATCCCCGAACGTGTTGTCGAGAACGGTTTCGAGATCTTTCAGAGGATCACCTGTTGATTCGTCTCCACGGGTCTTAAGGAACTCTTGGGTTGTGGCGATGGCCTTGTCCAGTTGTCCGGTGCTCTTCAAGTGACTGATGACCGATCTTGTTGTTGCATTGCCTGTTTCTTTGGTATCAACCGGAAGGTGCCCAGTTTCCTCTGGAGGAGCTTCTGGGGCTGCTGGATTCGCCTCAATCGATGGTGCCTTGGTAGGTGCCATCGGTTCTGTTTTGGCGTCCAAGTCTACGACAGGTGGTTGCATTGTTGATTTTTCAGGACTTGCTCCTGCACGCTTGCCTGCTGCCCATGTTTCAGGATCAAGGACCAATCCCGGCGACTGGTGTGCCGCAGCGGTTCCACCTTGTGATCCACCACCTCGGGACCAAGCACCAACCTTCAGAACCAATTCCAAAATTCGGTTTGGATATCGGTCATCGAAGTGGTTCAGTCCACCCAGTGTTGACATCAGGTGTGTGGCGATTGTGCTGACACGAGGATTCGGGTTCTTACCGCCCGTGGCCTGATAGGCACGACGCAAGATTTCTCCCCACAGACCCTTCGCACTCTTGCCAATGGCCTTGCCCGGCTTGGCTTCGTATGCGGAGGCAGGCGTGGCCTCAATGTCTTCGCCAGCTTGATTCTTGATGAACGCCATGTATTCGTAAGGCGTTGGAAGATGCAGGCTGCCCTTCGATGTCGGAATCGCCTTGCTCTTGTTGAACATTGGCTGCATACCCATCGCTCGCAGACCAGCATCAAAGTTCTGCATGTGAAGTTCTTTGATTTGATGAGCTTTCATTCGGTGTTCTGGATTGGTGCTTCTTTCCAGTTCATCTGTGGCCGCAACGTCATCGCTCAAAGCATCAGGGTTCGTTCCTGTCTTTAGTTCTTCGTCTTCTTGTGGGTTGCCTGTGCTGACCGGAATGTCAACGCCATTGGCTGCTTCTGGGCCGTCTCCCGGCACAGATGGACCATTCACGCCTGCCGAAGCTGTTGGCGAAGCTGTGCCACGCTTTGTGTAAGGCATCTTGATGGCCGCAGCAAATTGCTCAAGACGATCATCGAGCCAACCCATGAAGTCCATCTTGGCCTGATCAATCAAGGCGTCGATGTCCATTTCGGATTCCAGAAGCATCGAGTTGAAATGAAGACGTGCTTCTTTCGCCATTGGGCGAGTAGGATCGTTATGCCAGCGTCGGCGGAATTTCTTAATCGGACCCCAGTTGGCGATGGGATCGATGATGGATCTTCTGAGAGCACCACCCAATCTCTTCCACCATGGTTCGCCCTGAGAGCGTGCGCCCGGCAGAAAGCTGCCCAGCGAGGCAGGCTTATAACCGCCCACTTCTGGACGATCTTGAGGAAGGTGTTCTCTGGAGAAAGTCGGATCGCTTTCATCACCAGCAGGCGGCGAATGGGTTGCACCAGAACCAGACGGCCCGGCACCCATCACTCCACCACGAGGGCTTCCGCCAGCAGGAGGAGCCCCAGCATCTCGGGCATGTCCGCCTGTGGGTGGCAAACCCGATCCAGAACCGGGAGCACTGCCGCCCTCGGCATCTGCTGCGGGCTCATCTGCGGGACTTGTAGCAGTCCCACGAGATGCTTTCATTCCGCCCATGACAGTGCTTTTGATCGCATCGAACATGGCGGAAACTTTGGCTTCGATCTCATCCCGAAGAGCGTCAAGGGATGGTGCAGCGGCCCCGTCAGACTCCATCAGAGCCTCGTACAGCGTTTGCTTCGCAAATCGCATCGTGTTGTCGATAACGTATCTCTGAAGTCTGTGATCGTTTTCGACAGCGAGGTTCCACTCGGACTGTTCTGACAGGTTTTCAATGATCAGCTTGGGTAATTTCGAAGATTCGATCAGTCTCAGTCTGAGAATCTCAAGTTGGTTCTCAACTCCTTCACGAATGTCGCAATTGTCCAAGCTATCCGTTAGCTCATGAATCTGATGTTCTCTAAAGCTTCGCATACTTCTCCCTCATTTGCCGCACCTTCGGGTTGTTAAGGTATATACGGGCAATGAGTCTTATTTGGAGGGCATGTACTCGCCAATTTTCTTCAGGGCCATGAGATTCGAGTCATAAGTCTGGAATTGGCTGGGCAAATACTGATACGACAGGCGTTCAAATGCGTCCCCAACACCTTCTGGATGCTCGAAATAGACGTACTTCCCCTTCTTGCCAATTACCCGCACTCCGAGGCTCTTGTCTCGGTACTCGTGCATTAACAAATAGGCGGCAACTCCTAGATCTGTAACCACCTTGTGTGTGTCCTCATTCAGATTTTCCGGTACATACTCGTTGATCTTCTTAAGGAACATCAAGCACGAGTCAAATGTATAGAACTCGTTTGGTGGCTGATATTCAAAGATAAGCTTGTCAAACTCGGCTGATTCCTCATCGCTGTTGCACTCGAAGTAAATCGATCTGCCCCGCTTGCCGACTACAGCGTAGCCGTGCATTAAGATGTAGGCGGCAACCCCGAGATCATTGACAAATTTGTGGATGCTCTCTCCCATTTCTCTTTCCTTTCTTGCTGTTCAAGTTGGGCAAGATACATATGCCAAGCGATGGACTTTTCGATATATCCCTCGTCAACAATTGGCATAACTTTTTCGCCCTCTGTAAGTGGACCATGATGGTTCTCCCAAGCAAGGCGTATCGGTTCTATGTTGTCCCGAATATGCCATGCTTGGGCATGAACCTTCAATTTGGTGTTGGTGACGCCCAAACTGGCCGTCACCTTCAGGGTTCCACTCATTCCGTTGATTCCTCAATATATGAGTGTGATGGTTGGACACTATGAACGTGTTTGTGTCCTTTTCCTTCAACATCTTTCTTTTCCGGTTTCTTGTCTTCAAGGTCGAGATCTTTGACCTCGGACCTCAGTTCTTCGATGGTTTTCGAAGGCTTCTCCACGTTGGGAACCTCTTCGACCTTCTCTCCGAACAGTGGATCAAGTTTCTGCTTCATCACGCCAGCGATCACCTCGACCGCTTGCTTATGATTCAACAGGCCAGCGAGACCCATGTAGCAGTGTTTCACAGAATCAACCGGGATGGTTGTAGGAATGGTGTTGATCCGAATCATCTTGTCAGCAAAGCTGACTGTCATATTCGGATACAGTTTCGCCAAAGCCTTACGGATGGCCTGTCGGCCAGAGTCACCGTCTTCAACAATGACGTGGACTTCATCCCAATTGATGATTCCGGCGAGTGCCAGAAATTCAACTGGATACAGTTCTGCTTGTTCTTCGCCGTGTTCAGCCGTTTGCTGAAATTTCATACGACTCAGAACTGGCATGGCCCACTCAGATGCCGAAGCGGTATCTTCTTTGTAGGACAGCCCTGCTGGATAATTGTTGTGCCAAATGGCAAACGATTGCCCTTCGGCGAGTCTGTACCGATCAACGTCGGTACTCTCTGCAAATGAAAACATTTTCTACCTCTATTCTGTTACCTAGAAAACCGGCTACCCAACCGGTCTTAATAGTTATGCGTTGCCTCCCGAATTTTCCGCAGCAATTAAGCACCCACGAGCCACAGAATAGACTGGATCACTGGGACGGATCACCCGACCAATATCCACAGGAATCCCCGAATTGCGAACCATCTTCTCGAAAAACTTATCGAATCCCGGTGGGCTGGCTGTTCCACCAGCAACCACGATGTCGATTGGTTGATCCAGACGAGCGTTCTTATCCTTGTTTTCTTCAAGGCCCTTCTTCAGTCCGCCGACCGTCTTCTCGATCATCAGTTCGTACTGAGTCTTGATGGCTCGTTCGACGAGTGTGTTGGGTTCTTTGCCCAGATCAATCTTGGTTTTCTCCTTGTTGATGAAGGCGATGGTCTCGCCAGTTGCTTTAGCAGCCTGACGATCAATCCAGTCACCCGAGTTCACAAGTGCGAAGCTGAAGACCTCGGCACCGAAGAGGGAGAAGGCCACGTTGACCATACCTGCGCCACAGGAGATGCCGATGCCGGTGAACATCCTGTCGGCCAGTTCTGAGTACACAAGTGCCATGCCTTCATTGATTGGACGGGCATCGACTCTGTATCCCTCTTCGCTGCTGTATGCCTTAAAGATGGACTCCAGAATCTTACGGTGATAGTCGGCGTCTGTTTCTTCGTTGATGGCATTGGCCGGAACGGAGTAGTACAGAATCTCTTTGTCGTAAGAGATTTCGCCGAGCAGGCTGTGAATCATGATGTTCATGATCTGGAAGGCATCCTTTTCCTTCGGATTCACACATCCGTCTTTCATTGGACGTTTCAGATCGATTTGGTTCATGGTGTAGGCCATGTTGATTGCAGCCTCACCCAACGCATACGCCATGTTGGCGTCTTCACGATGAATCAAGGGCACTCCCGATTTCTTCATCATGTTGAATACGAAGTCGTTCTGGAGTTCCATTTCCAAGAAAGCATTAACCTCTCTCTTGTAAACAAAATCGCCAGCTTCGTTCCGCTTGCAGCAGATCAAGTTGTATGTTCCGCAGTCGAAACCGATGCTCATTTTTCCTCCTTACCGAAATTGAGTTTGACCCCCGATGTGAAATCGGGAATCATGGGTGCGGCCTCATCCTCATCTGGTTGGCTTAAAGCCGTAACCTCAGCATTGTCAGCCGTAGCTGAGACTTTCCCGTCCACGGTGATGTTGATGTTCAGAGTGATTTCAAGTTCCCCATCTTTGGGAACGACCCGAACAGTCGTCTTTGTTGGGGGTTTTACAATCTGTGGCATACCTTATATAGAGTTTCAGAAAGGCCATTTCTGGAACATTGCATCCACCTTCTCCATGATGTCATCCACCGTAATCTCTGTCAGACAAGGCTTTGGGTTCTCTTTTGTTTTCGTGCAAGCTCCCCAGTTGTAACATGGCCCACAGGTCCATTCTGGGTCTCTCGCCCGGTGTTTCTGTACGATGAAACAGTCGAAGTATTGCCCGTACACGAGACCATCGGCGAAGGTGAAGATCCCCGTCAGTGGTTTTCCCATCCCGCCAGCACAGTGAAAGTGGGCGGTATCCACGCTGATGATGTAGTCGGCCTGATTGATTACTCCCATCCACGGACGCAGCTTCAACCCCTCGATCATCGGCACATCTTCTTTAAGTAATGTTTCCACCGGTGTACTATGCAAACCGAACACATAGCAGCCACGTTGCCTAAGTTCGTGTACGAGGCCCTTCATCTGATGCTCCATCAGATTTTTGTTGTGCATCGCCGAGATCGGACAGAGTGCCACGGACGGCCCATCACAATCTCTGACATCCTCTATCAGCTTCTTGCCAACCGCTTTCTCCTGATCCGTGAGGGAGATGTGCATGTTGTGTTTCGTTAGAACAACTCCGCAGTGATTAGCCCAGATATCGCTGCGGTGTTTCCCGGAGTAAGGGGCCATCGCCATTTCGTATCGACCACAAGCGGACGTGGTGACGTAAGACACCAGATAATCATGCCGATTGACTTTATCGCAATCCAAAATTTGTGATAGGTATGGGTGGTCGATCAGAGAGTCGTGGTAGCGGGTTGGACAAGCGAAATGAATCTCGGCGTTTGGATTGATACGCTTGAAATCTTCGAACATCATGCGGTGCATCAGAATATCGCCCAAACCGCCACAAGCTCGCATGATGAGCACTTTGTTCCGCTTGTCGTAGAATTCCCGGAGGTTCAGCGTCCGAGTCAGCTTCTCGGGCCTGCGGTATTCAGTTCTGCGACGAACTACACGACTTTTTTGTTGTACAACCGGCATGTTGTATAAGAGTGCCAGTGCAAAAAAAGAGGCGAAGCCCCGAGGGACTTCGCCAATGTAGATTTTTCAGTTTGACACAGTGATTAGCTGTTGCAGACCGAGCGGATCGATGCGATCCAAGACACATCAGGTGTGCCAGCACCGGCAGCCAGTTTGAGCAACGTAATCGACAAGTCTCCGTTGTTGAAGATCTGTGTTTCGCCGGGGTTCAAGGTGAAGGTGATGTTGACATCGCCGTTCAACTGTCCCGTGACTACCTGAGTAGCGTCGAGGTTCTGAACCTGCAAGAAGCGGGCTGCACCACCGTAGGTCGTCACGAAGTCGATGACCGTGTTGTCCAACGTGGTGTCCAGAGTTTCGGTTGCACCAGCAGCGAATACGTTCTCTTCTGCAACGTCGCTGTAGATTGAACCGTCATCTGAGACCACTTCGATGAAGGAGAACTCTGCCGAAACCTGCGGTACTGCGAATCTCTTCCAGTAGTTGCAGTCCGTGAAGGTTTCACCGTCCTTCAGAAGTCTGTATGTACGATTTGGGCCAGCAACAAACATCTGTCGCTGGAGGGACACCGAGATCGGATCGCCCAAGTCGCCGTAGAGGCCGTTACCGGTTCCCGCTGCGAGTGGGTGAGTCGATGGATCAAGGTCCAAAAGACCCTGCTTCAGTGTTTGCAATTTTACCTTAAAGACTGACATGATTTGTCTCCGTTTGTCTTAAAAGTTCCGTCCGTCAATTTTATCTATGCAGCACCACACCATTCGGGAACATCGCTTTATACAACCGTGTACCAACCCCAGTAGGCACCAAAGTTGTACGAACGCCTCGGCCCGCCGCTTCGAAGATTTGTGGGCTCTCAACCCCCACGACCCAACCTGCTCCCTCGATTCCCGAATCGAAACTAACCGAGAAACCCTTGGCTCTGGCCGTCCTCTCCAGATCGTTTATTTCTTGGGTTCCCAGATTGCCGGTTGGCAGCACGCTCCGTGTCACGATCACACATTTGTTCGTGGTGGCCTCTGCTTTGTCTGTAACAAACAGATTGGTCATACCTGATTCCACCAGCAACTCTTCGATTGGATGAGTTCTCCCATCCGATTTGATTTCTTTGATGTGGGCGAACTCGTGCTTCCGTTCTTTGATCTGACTAATCTTCAGAACGCCGGGACAACCTTCAAGCAAATGTACTTTGTCGTCCTTGCAACCAAAGAAGATGTTGAGCCCCTTAAACTCCCGCTCCATCTTCTTCTGCAACAATCGAAGTTGGATGAGGTACTCGTCAGCATGGCCGAAGTAACAGATGCAGTAGTGGTCTTTGACTTTGGAGAATTGTGCGTACCCAATCATTTCTTGACGAGCCCCTTCATGTATTCAAGGTCTGTGAACGATTTGGCTTCGAATTTGTGCGGCCACTTGAATATGTGTTGCATTTCTTCTGCCGTGAAAATTTCGTTCATCACATCTTTGGGTTCCTTGATCGCAATGAAGAATTTTCCTCGTCGCTCTCTCGGTATCTCGGACTGAACTCCGTGATAGTTCAGGTGAATCATCTTAATCAACCTCCAATCTATATCTGCGTTTTCTGACAGTTCGTGAAACCAGATCAGGTGCCAGTTTTCGTAGTTCGACCACTTAGAGAATTTGAAATCGAACTTCTTTAAGATGTATTTCGACACAGCCTCTTCATGAAAGATTGGCGGACAGGGATGGGCGACTTGAATCACTTCATCACGAATCACCGGACTGTGACAACCAGCGATGCACATTGAGGCCCATGTTTCCATGAAACGCTGGCTCTGAGATTCTCGTTTGTCAAAGTAGAACAATCCGATGTTTTGTGTCATCGAGATTTTCGATAGATCGCCGAACAAGGGAAAGATGTGCTTCATAAAAATTGTATCGGAGTCGGCATGGATGATGATGTTCTCCGGGATGTTGTTCATGAGCCACAACAATGCCTCTGGCCTCGACAACATCTGCGGATAGAGATCGGCATTTTGAGGCTTTCTCATTCGGCTCTCGCTCTTTTTCAAGATCCAGTCTCTCTGCACTACCTTAAAATTCAGACGATTGGGCCAATTCCCCCAATCTGAGTGTTCCATGTCGATGACATAGATTGGCACATCCTTGTGAAAATACCGAAAGGTGGCAATCGACGGAATGATGGGCGAATACATGTCTCTCGCCGGGTCTTTGGCGTCATTGTGCCAATATGTGTAAATCAACGCTGGTGTCATAACTACCTTATATGAGTGACCAAGAACAACAAAAAACCACACTCGCTGCCAGAACGCTACATCGATTCTTCGATCAATTTGGCAACGACGTTCACGCACAAATCCTTCTCGAAGAATTGTTTAAGGGGCTGATGGATGAAGAGGCTATATTTATATTTGGCAAGCAGGAGCAAGAAGGGAATGAAGCTGATCACAGTGCTCCAGAGCAAGGAGGCGGTGAACGGGAAACTGGACGACATGACCAGTCTGAATCTTCCCAAGGTCTGGGAACGCAAGATTGCTCAGATTATCCATGACAATCGGATGCTCTACGAGCCACGCCTCGAAACTGCCAAGGATTTCAACGAACTTCGCAGCCGACTTAAGCATCGAGGATACTCTGATATTCCCATGGGCGCAAATCCAATGCTTGACATGAAAGCCTATGCCAAAGCACCCGAAGCGAACACCAGTTCCGTCAAAGTACAAAAAACAATGATAAGGAAGAAGAAATGAAAGATGATCGCCTAGACGATCCAAGAATGGATTACTACAAGGAAGTTTTCAAAGACAGCATTCGGTGGCATCAAGAGGGTTTCCGACCCTATGGACCCGAAGCTACAGACAAGCGGGTTATTGTTTATGGCGAACAGGGGTTTGGCGACATCATTCAATTCGCCCGCTACATTCCCGTCTTGAAGGAGAAGTTCGCCGAGCGGAACTTCCAGTTCTCCTTCTATGTTCCCAAAGATCTCCATCGTCTGTTTGAGTGTTTGGGAGTCACTCTGTTGGATAAAGACGACCCAAACCTCCCAGATCACGACTTCCATGTGCTGGCTATGGACCTGCCTTTCTTATTGCAGGTCATTGACGTGAAGTTCCCGTATCTGACTGTCAACGAAACAGCAGAAGTTGACCCAGTACCCGAAGGCGTCAAGCGGATTGGGATCGCATGGGAAGGAAACCCGAATCACACAAATTCAGAGCATAGAGATTGCCCTCTGAAATACTTTAAGTGTCTGGATCATGAATTGATCCATCTCTACATGCTTCAAAAAGAAGCACACGACCCTCGGCTCCTAGAGGGTGCCGAAGATATGAATCTGTATGGGTATGAGATCAAGGATTTCTATGATACCGCCAAACTCATCAATGCTATGGATGCAGTGGTGACAGTAGACACATCTGTTCTTCATCTGGCTGGTGCCATGAACAAGCTGACCTACGCCCTGCTGCCACAAGAACGTGATCCTCGCTGGGATGTCCACAACTGGTATCACAGCGTCGTATTCATTAAGCAGAACCGACCGAGCGATTGGACAGCCGCTTTCATCGCCACCATTAAGATGATGACAGGTCAGATGTTTAAGTCGGTTTCTCCAGATGAAGATGTGCTCAATCAGGTATTGAGCTAAAACCATACAAGTGATACACTATTGCCAAGGAGGTGCCTTATGTTTCAAGGAAAGAACCTAATCAACGGCGAATGGACATCTGACAAGTCCAGTTTCGAAGCCGTCAACCCCTCAACTGAGCTAATCTACGGGACGTTTCCCAACTCAGGCGAGGCAACTGTCAAAAGTGCGGTAGCTGCCGCCCGAGCGGCATTCGCCACTTGGAAAAAGGAAAGCCGAGTTCGTCGAGGAGAGTTGTTTGACAAGCTCGCCCAATTGCTTAAGAGGGACCATGAGCGAATCCGAGACGCCATCTCAATCGAGACCGGGAAGAATCTTAACGAATCCCACGCAGAGGTCATCGAGGCCCTCCACATGTGCCAGTTCGCTGCTGCATCTGGAAGAGAGCCACATGGACAGTGTGTTGCGTCCGAACTTCCTACGAAGGACGCCTACGTCGTCAGGAAGCCTCGTGGCGTTGTTGCTGTTATCTCTCCTTGGAACTTCCCTGCCGCTATTGGCTCTTTTTGGAGTTCCGCTCCTGCTCTCGTGGAAGGTAACTGCGTCGTTCACAAACCTTCTGAACTTACCCCAATGGTCAACCAGATCATCGCTGAACTCTATGAGGAAGCAGGATTCCCCGCAGGAGTCTTTAATCTCGTTCATGGTGATGGGGGTGCTGGTGCGGTTCTGGTGAGATCTGAGGTGGATGTCATCCTCTTCACCGGATCAGCGGAAGTCGGTCAAGACATCCGCAAGCATTGTGCTGAGACCCATTCCAAAACTTGTAGTATCGAATGTGGCTCCAAATCCGCCACAATCGTCTTTGAAGACGGCGATCTCGATCTGGCCCTAGATGCCACCGTCGCCTCTTCCTTCAAGCTGAGCGGCCAGCGGTGCGTTTCTTCGAGCCGAATTCTCATCCAGAGATCCATCTTCGATGGATTCAAGGACAAGTATGTGGAGCGAGTGCAGAACCTTATCACTGGCGATCCTTTCAGCGAAGGCCCTCCATTCTACGGCCCGCTGATCTCAGAAGAACAGATGAACAAGGTGCTCGACTTCAACCATCTGGCACGCAACGATGCCGACACTACCGTCTATTTGGGTGGTGGACGAGCACAGAATCCAGATGGCAGCGTCAAGGGCTGGTTCTTGCGTCCCTTTGTGTATAGCTGCGAGTGGGCCGACAAGCCATTCTTGAAGCAGGAAGTCTTCGGGCCACACGTCGCCTTGATTCCCTTTGATACGCTCGAAGACGCCATCCGCATCTACAACGATACAGACTATGGGCTTGCCTTGGGGGCAATCACAGATGATTACCGCAAGCATCGAGTGCTGGCCCAAGAATGTACCACTGGGATGCTCTATATCAACGGAGGCAGCATCGCTGCCGAGAGCCATCTTCCGTTCTCAAGTTGGAAGAAGAGTGGCTACGGGGCCAGTGCGGCAGCCACATGGAAGGCTGTGACGCACACCATGGCGGTGACGGTCAATTACGAGTCTGGCAAAGTCAGTTGGGCTCAGGGAATGAAGTAGGAGGACAATTGGCTTTCACTGTTGAATTCCGGGAGCCGATCTATGATTCAGGGACACACCAATGGATCTTGATCGGCTCTCTGGATCTTAAGATCGATGAGCGGCACTATCGCACTCTCACCAAGAAACTTTGGTTGTCACAAGAAGCACGCTTCAATGAAGGGTGGTTCTTGCAGGCAAAGCGAACGATTCGTGAAGAGTTGGAACAAAGGGCAAAGCGGGAACTGGCTGCCATGTTGCAGCATCGGCCTCCGCAAGAAGTTGCCACGTTTGAACGCATCAGCATTCCGTTGGTCCGTCGCATCTATCCACAGTTGATTGCCTCACAGATCGTCGGTGTTCAGCCGTTGTCTGGGCCGACATCTTTGACCTTCTATGAACGATTCAGATATTCAGGCAATCGAGGCGGCTGCATCGTCAAGGAAGCTATCGAGCAAGTCAACTGGAAGACAGAGGGTTTTTGATGACACAAGGGATTGAACTTCAGATCAACATTCAGGTGCCCGTTCCGCAAGGTATGGAAATCCAAGGCATTAGTGTGAGCTTCGGCGAACCAACACTGACCTACTATCCGCCGCAGTATATTCCACGACAATTGTTCGGACAGCAGCAGCAGCATTATGTTTCGCCTCAACATCGTGAGATCGAACTGAACATCCAAACCGAAGAAATTCGAGCCCGAGAGCGAGGGTTGCGTGCTTACTGGTCAGAAGAGTCAGAGGCAGATCTGTTGGCTTGGAGTCAACAACCATGGAAGCCTACTCCAAAAGATGAGAAGGCAAATTGGAAGGAAGAAGGTTTCTGAAGAAAGGAAAAGGGCATGAAATCGATTGGAATCATTGGGCAGGGATTTGTAGGAAGTGCGGTGTTTGATGGCATGATGCACGCCTTCGATGTTTTCGCTTACGATTTGAAGTATGGGATTGTGTCCACCAAGACATCGATCACCAACGTCGAAATTGACAAGGGCTATGCTCATGTGTTGGAGAAGTCGGATGGGCCGATCTTCATTTGTTTGCCAACCCCCATGGATGAGGATGGTCGTTGCTCGACGTACCTCGTTGAATCCGCAATCCAAAAATTGGAACAACTGGCGACAGAGAAAGGTCGAGTTCTCGTCATCAAGTCCACCGTGCCGCCCGGAACCACCGAGCGAATCAACAGTTGGGCCACGAAGTTCCATGTCTGCTTCAATCCAGAATTCCTGCGAGAAGCCACAGCGGCAGAGGACTTCAAGAATCAGGATCGAATCATCATTGGTGGGCCACGAGAAGGCACCAACGTCCTCAAGGCTATGTACGAGAAGGCTTACCCTGACGTACCTGTGACCAAGACATCTTCGACAATCGCAGAACTGGTCAAGTACACCACCAACATCTTTCTGGCAACTAAGGTGGCCGTCGCCAACGAGATCGCACAAGTCTGCGAGGCTCTGGGCGAAGACTATGACAAAGTGGTTGAGTATGCCACGAAGGATAAGCGGCTGGGGACATCACACTGGGCTGTACCGGGGCCAGATGGAAAGAAGGGCTTTGGTGGTTCATGCTTCCCGAAAGATCTGAATGCTTTCATTCAGGTTGCAGAAGACAATGATGTTGAGTGCTCGACGCTTAAGGGAGCTTGGGAAACGAACCTGAGAGTTCGGCCTGAGAAGGACTGGGAACAACTCAAGGGACGGGCCGTCGTCAAATAAAAATGCCGAGTCTTGTGGACTCGGCATTCGGGGCACTGCTTATACAGCGGTGTTAATCCTTAGAGATCTTCACGCAAAAACGTGGAAGATAGAATTCACCTGACTCAGTTTTGATCAGGACTCTCTTGGGTTCGACATTTAAGACGGAACCACCAGTAGTTGTGAATTCGCAAACCAGTTGTTCTGCATCAGTGCATTCTGTTTCAATCTTTTCCAGCAGCTTCTTGCTACTCACCTTCGAGTGAACGCCCTTCCCGATGTATTTCTCATTGGGATCTTCGGGGCGTGCGCCAACGAAGAAGTCAGACATGTCTTTTTGTTCTGACAACCAGTTCTTAAAGTCGTTTACTGATAGATGCCGTCTATCCATTTGAGTTTACTCCTCCTGATCGACGAAAAAGTCAAGTGCATCCTGTTCACTCGATATATACACAGCATTAGTGTAATTCCCGCCGCTTGAGTAGTCTGCCACAACTACTTCTCTTCCCTCCTGATGCGTCAGCCAGTACAGGTTGGCGTCGATGATTTCTTTAGACCTTAGATGTTGAGGGTAAGTCCATAGGCCGTTTTCCAGTTGTACCGCCTGATCTTTCTTCTCTGTAAACGATGCGTCACAACAAAGCAATAGCAGTTTCCTTACATCAAATTGGAACGACAACCCGATAGCGGCACAGACTGGATTTCTGTAATCATCAATGAAATATGCCTCGTTTTTCTCATATCCGAACACTCTTTCCGGTGTCGGCTGATAGACGTAAACATCCCCCCGATACCTTTCGTAGAACTCGTGGTTGGCCCTGATCGACCCCACGCAAACTGGAAAGTATGGGGACTGTCGCTCTGGGAGATCGGTTAAGACTTCCCGGTAAGGGTTGTTTACGATGTGGGCGTTGATGGATCGCTGGCTTTGGGGGTCCACTTTTGGACCCATCAACTTCCATCCTTTTAAGGCACCATTGATTGTCAGAATGCAGACATCTGGTGGCAGTTTACTCAGAAGTTGATGCCGATTGGCAAAGTCGTAACCATCTGAAACAACAACCACTTTGTGGAAGATGATCTTCTCTTCCGAGATGCGTGCCCGCTTGCGGTTGCGTTCCTCATTCCTTAGAAGGTTGGGATAGTCGGACTTGTCATACATGTGCGAGATGGAAATGGGTGCGATCCCCTTTTTGGTGAAGTTTCGCACCCAGACATCTCCAGCACGAATGTATTCGTTTGATGAATAGGTTGTTTTTATTCTCATGGTACAGGGCAGGGTGTAATCATGACGCAATTGCGTCCATCAGCACTCTTGTCCAAGATCTGGTCCATTGTGATCTTGACCTCGATTGGTGCTCCCCTATAAACGAGTTCCACTTCTGGCATTTCTTCAGGGAAGATCACCGGGATGCCGATGTCATCTGGAATCTCCAGTGTAATCGAATCCGGCATATTGACGTTGATTACATCCGGTCCCTCGTAAGCCATAACGATTCGCTCAGGAATTGGTTGGGGCATTTCCACCTTGATCGATGGAAATTCGATTGGCTCCACTTTGACTGTTACCTCGGTCTCAACCTTCACAGGGATCGCATCGCCCTTGTAGATCAAATCGATGGCCTCTGGAACCTCAGTCGCATCAAAGCGAATCATGTTTGGAATCGGCTGGTCTGGACCATAGATCTTGATGCTCTTGGGAATGTCCACTTCGGAGCAATCCAACTTGATGCACTCAGGGACATCCCGAGTGTCAAGCTTGAGCTTGGGCATCTCAGATTCCTTCGGCGGCACAATCTTGATCTCTTCGGGGATACCCACAGACTGATACTCGACCTTCATCGTGCCGGATGCTTCGAACAAGTCGGCAAATTCCTCGCCGAACTCACTCACTAAGGCTTGGTCAGCAGCGAAGATTTCTGGAGTCTTTACATCCTTAGCCAATGTCAGTGCGACCTCCATATCAGGAGGCGTACCCCAATCAACTTCCAGCCGTGGCAGACTTGCGGCATCCAAGGCCAGCACGATGCTCGAAGCTGGCGGGATGATCACAATCGTCGGCGGAATCGGCGGATCGATGATGATTGTCGGAGGCACCGGTGGGTCGATCAGAATGATGCTCGGCAGGTCCGGGCCAATGATCGAAACGATGCTCGTTGTAATGTTGATCGGGTTGTCCGGGCCTGTAATCGTGACGTTACTGACCAAATTGATGTCCGGTCCTGTAATGACAGATGGAATCGGGCCAATCTGTCCTTCGAGCGATACACACGGAAATACCTGTGGCGGAATGTTGATGTCTGGTTCTGGCACATCACATGGTACGAACGTGAAATCCGGGAACTCAGGCACTTCCGGGATCGGGATGTCAAACACCTCTTGAATCTGAGGTGGCGGTTCCTGTGGTTCAATGCGTTCAATCGGAGTCTGGATAATTTGGCACTTGTCGTTCGCCACAGATACCACTGGGTCCACAGAAGCGTTGAGAGCATATCTGTGTGTTCCTTCGAGGCTCGTTGTGGTGAATTCGCCGTCACCAAAATCCAAGCGAAATGAGTTGATTGTGCCGGGTGGCGTGATCTCTACCAGAAACTCGGCCAGTTTCCCCGTCACAGGGTCATCTTCAACGACATTGAAGGTGAAATTGATGTCAGGGCAGTTGTAGTCATCGAAGATGACTTGGAGTTCTTCAAGATTGCGGATTCTCCAATCCAAGGTTTCCTGTCGGGGATCGAAGTTATAGCCGATGAAATCCTCGGTTTGCAGAATCGCATCCACCAGTTGGTTGTGGTGTTCGGCTACCACATAGCTGCGAATCCACGAACATTTCCGATTGAATTTGGTCTGCGTCCCACCCAGATTCCGAGCACACTTCTTTAATTTATTGACCTTACCATTCTCGTCTTTGGCTACAGCATCATAGTACAGAAGTTCTCCGCTCAGATTGGCAAAACCGTTGTCTGCCCAGATCTCTTGGGCATCGGCAGCAACCGGCATGATGTCGATTTCTTGAGCCCACGGCGCATTGTCACTGGTCAGCTTGGTCTCAGTCGTGTTGTAGACCAAGAACAGCGTATGATCTGTATCAATTGCTTCAGGATATGTGGGTACTGGAGGAAATGTCATCAATAAACTCCCATGAGCCACTGCTCGCCTTCGGGTCTGGAGATCAACGAACTGAAGGTCAGATCGATCTCATTGAACTTAACGAAGGCGTTCGGGCTGTAATCAAAACTTAGATATGCCCGCTTGTCTCCATCTGATGCCAATCTCATTGAATTTGCCGGATCATCGAATCCTACAACTGTAGTGTCTTGGAGAGACCGATACAGCAACGAGTTCGCTCCCGGACCACCAGTAGACCAAACCTCGGCAAGATCATCGAACTGCGAGACGGAGCCAGAGTTGCTTAAGAAATACATGCCCTCGCTAAGATCCACCAATTCCCCATTCAGCTTCGTTGGGCCTTGAATGTCTTGCATCTTTCGAATGTTGACGAACGGATTTCCAACCAACCCTTCTGTACGATAAAAGCTCTTGATTCGGAAGAACGGTCCCACACCGTCATTTCTACAGATGTACCCTGTTTGGTCCTTCCAACCGGTTCTGTAGACGCTGAAGTGTCCATAAATGGATTCGCCTGCACCATCGAATACCGCAGGATTTTGTTCTAGTTCAATGGCCCCATTCAGGTAGTTTCCGTCTGACAAGGCCGTGCTGCTGGTGGTAAAGTCCGCCAACGTGAAAGTCTGCTTGTTTGTATTTGTGAGCGAAGTGTTTGGGGCACGAGTTGGCATGTCTCCAAAAATGAAGTATGAGAAGCCGCTTGGCGATGCAAGATGCGCCCAGTTCCATTGTCTTGTGATCGGCGAGCGATTGATGTAAACGCCACCGAATCCGTCATACTCAACAACATTGATGACTTCGCTGGCAGCCGGGTCTGATTCGTTTCTACCGCTGGCCCAATACAACATGGTTGTGCCGCCCTGCCCAGAAGACAAGGTGCCTCTCGGGGCCAGAGCAGAGTTTCTCAGGAACTCCGTGATCTGTTGATCGGAGTTGTTTGCGTTTGCCAAGAAGTCGTCGTTGCGATCTACCGTCAGTGTGGCTGCCGGGGTCAACTTGAATGTTTCGCTGATCAGACCGAACTCGTAGGCTCGCACAGTCGATGCCGTCGTGAATGTCCACAACCAAAGGTTTGTGTTCTCGATGATGTCAATGCTATCCTCGTAGGTGGTAATTCTGTAAGCACCGAATTGTGTATCCACACGCAGTTTCAAGTCATAGATTCCACCAACACTGTAAGAAGCCTTGGTGAGCGGCGAGTTTGGGTGCAGAAGGTCGTCGCCCAACTCCCATGTATAATTGGTGATTGGATCGAGTGCGTTGCCCAGTTCATCCAATGGCTCGCCGCCGAAACTTCGGCCCGGCGTAGCAGGGTTTTCACCGTCCTGAATTTCAATCTGAATCAGTGTATTGATTGGAGATCGAATCTTTGGCAGAGTTTCAAATGGCCCATTCGGAGGCACGCCCGGCGTAGCGTCTT